AGCACTGGTGTGGTGGTCTTGTTTTGATGTCTAATTTTCAACCTGTATAAAATTTTCAAAGTTCTTTCATTTTAGCCTTGACTTTTTATTTGCAGGCTTTGGTATAATGTTCTAAAAAACTGGAGGTTTCATATGCTTCTCAAAATCGAAAGAAAAGTACTTAGGAAAACTGTAAAATCTTCTGAATATTCCATTTCATTGTCTGAAATAGGGAATTACAATGGTGAAGATGTTTACCAAGCATTTTTGTCCTTAAAGGAAAAGGGATATTTCACCATAGTTAGTTCATCCATAAATCGTGAAATGTTCAAATTTACTTTGTCTTCAAAAGGAAGATTCTACAAAGAACATTTGTTTCTCTCATTTTTAAGAAATATACTCATACCTTTTGTTGTGTCTTTAATAACTGCAACTGCAACATACCACTTAGAAAAAGTAGCAGATAGCTATTCCGACAGCCGCCCCAGCCAATGCACTTATGAGTTGAACCAATGCAGTGATCCAAGGTTCTAATTTGTCAAGAAGATCTCTCTTCTGGCGGTAAGTCCATTTTTTCATTCATGTTCTCCTTTCAGTTCATGAGAAACAGCATTACAAATGATCGTAAGCTTTTTCTCTTCATCCTTCACGGACTTCTCAATTCTTTTCAGAGTACCGTCAATGCTCTTTAAGGTTTTGAGAAGTTCTCTCTCAAATTGGATTTGCATTTTCTTCCTCCTGCTTCTTAACAGATTCCTCTGCCATCTTCTCTGTCTTGCCGAGAATATATCCCTTGTCGAAATCGGACATATTCGGAATGGCTCTCTTTAACTTCTCAACGATTTTTTTCTCTTTTTCACTCATTCAATTCACTTCCTTTTTGTGATATACTCTCCTTATCTTTTTAATAAGGAGGTGAAATAATTTGGATTCTAAAGAATACGCATCCGCTTACGCTATTGCTAAAATCTGTGGATATACCGGAAGTTTTGATGATTTTAAGAACCTGTACTACCAATACTATTCAGAAATCGTCAATTCTTTGCCGGAAGAAAAACCACAATTAGCAAAATCCGAAGCAATTAGCAATCCTTTCCAAATCCAGAGCCGTTCCTAAAAGGCGAAATGGCGGTAAGTACTTTGATAGACAAATCAATATTTGTTTCTTCGATTTTCTTATCGCCATCTATAATGCTTTTGTAATCTTCGATAATGTCAAACGCAATGTGCTGTGCCATCTCGTCAATTCCAACAAAACGTGAATCAGCTTTCTGAACTATATTTGCTTTACCGTTTTTGTCTAAAACCACATATCTCTGTTTTTCCATATTCTCACCTCTTTTCTGTTGACCTTGTAAACATATTATAGTCCCTTAGAAACTTTATGTCAACACATTTTTGTTGACTTGGGGACTTTTTGGGTGTATATTATTAGTGAAAGGAGGGATGTAAATGAATGAGAGAATCAAATCTTTGCGAAAGTATTTGAATATGACACAAGATGATTTTTCAAAGCAAATCGGCTTGTCAAGAAACTATATTGCGCAAGTTGAGATAGGCACGAAGACACCATCTGAAAGAACCATATCTGATATTTGCAGAGAGTTTGATGTAAACGAAGAATGGCTCCGAAATGGAACTGGTGAAATGCTTGTTCAGAAATCAAAAGACGAACAAATCTCTGAAATGCTCGGAGAAATTCAAAAGTCCGGTGAAGATACATTTAAGCACCGTCTTGTATCCGCACTGGCCAACTTGGACGAAGATGGATGGAACTCTTTGGAAAAGTTGATTGATTCAATCGCAAAAAAGAACGAATAAGAAAAAGCCAAGGGCAATGCGCAAGTCCTTGGCTCTTTTCCTTTATCTAAGTAATTTTTTAACATAGGCATAAATGCACTCTAACCAATGTAAATTATCGCAAGCATTGATTAGCTTTGTGATTTCCTCTTTGTAATCTTCTTTCCCCATAGTACACCCCCTAATCTTTCCGCACTTGGTAGCGATACCTAAATTATAGAACATATGTTCTTAACAATCAATATATTTGACTCACGTTTTTTATTGTTGTAAAATATCAACAAAAAGAGGACGGTGAAAACGCCAATAAACACCGCCCTCGCCAGAACTTGAAGTCCCTTGTTTCAAGGGATGTTACAAGTGTATCATGTGAAAGGGGGATAAAAAACATGATGAAAAAAGACCGAATCAAAGAAATATCGACACATTTATCAGTCAACCGCATTAATTATATGTTAAGTTTTCGTGGGAATCTCCATGAATTTCTCAATGAACCGGACATGACGGTTTACAAGCTTGCTGATGAAGCTAATTTGCCTTATTCTACGCTTAATTCACTACTATACGGTAATTCTAACGACACGAAGCTATCGACCGCTGTTGCGCTTGCTAGAGCCTTTGGAATCAGCGTAGATGAACTGGTAGGTTGCGGCACTATGGAAGATAAGATGTTGGAATCTGTCAAGATATGCCGCAGTCTGCCGGAACACTCTCTGTACCTTATCCGTTACTTCATACGTCACCAAGATAAAATCTATTCCAGTCTTGAAAAATCGCACAAGTATATTTCTGTCCTTAAACCGCAACTTGTGAATGGAATTATAGCCACCACAAACGCTGTAGAACCTATTTGCATAGACAACTTACCGGAAGATATAAAATCCAAGACTTATATCGGTTTGAAAATTCCCTGTGACTACTATATGCCGTTTTATCTTCCAAGGGAAATTATTCTACTTGCAGCGGATCGTGAACCGCAATACGGTGAACGATGTATCGTAACAAGCAATGGTGGGATTTATATTGTCGTGAAAACACATATAATTGAGGATGGCGTAAGAAAATGGAGATATGTTCCGCTTATGTCTCCGAACAGCATACTTCCGGAAAATCTTATTGATGACATGATAGGATATGTGGTTGGTTTCATCAACAATGACGGTGACTGGGGAATCAGATAAATAGATTAAGAGCATGGCTTTTACACCATGCTCTTTTTTGTTGTTATTTCGCAAATATTTTTTATGACTGCTTCTGTAAATGGCAATTTAAATGGTTTGAAATTTGCATCAATATTAACATCTGTTACTCTATTAGCGGCGAATAAACAGTCCTTTTTAGGCTCCTTGTCTGACTTTGGATTGCCAAACAATGCAAATGTATTTGGGGTGTTTGCAAATTGTGATTGGGCAGTTAATGTAAGATTTGCAAGTAATAGCAAGTTTTATGTATATCAAATTGCAAACGTAAGTCATGATGCAGTTTTTACATTGAACTTTATTGTGGCATATAAGTAACTTATTTGCTATTCTTCATATGAATTTAACCGTAAAATTTGAAAGCTCCACCAAATACGCCATCTGTGGAACCGTTATATGCTACGGTAATCGTACCTTGATTATTGTAATTAATACTCATATTCGCTGATTTCGAAACAGTAAAAACACTAACCACATCAGCATATCTTGATGCTACGCAAACACAAGTGTCTAATGTAGATATACGGTTAAAGATAATAAGCCATACTTCATTATTTTTTACCAGTCCCAAAAGAGAACCATTAGAACTCTTGACATAACTGCTAGTATCTAATTTAGTATCTAACTTGCCATTTACATCACTTAATCCCCCAGTGATAGTACCGTCACCAATAGTCGAAATATCGGTAGTTCCGATAAGGCCTATAAGTGATTTAAGGTTTTTTACAGCCAGTTTAATTTTTCCCAAAATAGATGATAACTTTTCTCCTGTCGTTAATTCATCTAAAGTTGTTGCTTCTTCAAACGCCGCAGTCAAATTACTACCATCACCAGTTTTGGTCAAATAGTTTGTCAAATCTGGTGATGGAATTGCATCTATTTTTTCATCAACAGTGGTTTTGTCATAATAATTTGTCAAATCAGAAACTTTTTTTGTAATGTATCCAGCATCATTTTCTAATTCGCTAACTTTTGTAGGTATACCTCCTGTTTGCTGTTTTGCCTGCTCCATATAATACTTTGCGTTATCTGTATCTTCTCCTTCTCTTGTTCCGGTTCCACCTACGGCATAAGATTCAGCCAATACAGATTTTGCATTTGCGGATTGCGCATAAGCAGATGCATTTGCGGATTCTACTCTAATATCTGCTAAATAATTAGGCTGAAGCATATCATCTGTTACTGATCCTGTTTTTATCGAAAAAGAATAAGTCTTATTCTTTCCAGTACCAGTCACGGATACAGCTATGGTTGCAGAATCTTCAAATGTTAATACCGGAATCATAGAACCAATATCAGCTGTAAACTGTGTTCCATCTTCTGTAGTCATGGTAATGATTCCGTCATCAGACATGGAAAAGCCAACAGGTATTTTTTCAATATTAAGGTCAAAAATAATCTTTTCACCGTTGTATTTTGTAATAGTAATAACACCGGTTGTTTCATCCATAGCCCAGTCTGCAATGTTTCCGTTTATTGCAGACTTGTCTACTTTTAAAGCATTCTGTGATATGATACGGTTGTCCAACGCATCAATGGCAGAATCCATTTTATTAAGATTTATTTCATCAATGTCTGTGTTTTCACTGGGGTAATTTTCCCAGTTAATTCTGGTATAAACCTTATTCAACGTCATCTGCAGATACCTCGCTTTCCTCTTTCATAATCTGCATATCTGATAACTGTTTAGTCTCCGAATACACTTCATACAGTACAAGCCTTTTCACCTCGATAGGCAACGGTGTTTGATTTAATACTGTCGCAATGTTGCTTTTCAATTTATAAATCTCAAAGTTTGCTGCCATATCAATTCTCCCTTACATAGATTTCTTTTCCTTGCTCTTCTGCATATGCATACAGATTTTTGCACAGTTCAGATACCTCATATCCGCTCTGTGCAACCACTGTATCCGACATGTCAATAAGTTGCTTCATAAACTCTTCAAAACCATCTCCATCTTCCGTGCTAAAAAATGTGGCATTGATTTCCGTAAACGTGGAAATTCCAATGGTAAAAGCTATATATTGCTGAATTTCTTGCCTTTCTTCCATTACTTCTTTCATTGTTTTTCCAATAATCGTTTGAAGAATAAATATTTTTTTTACCATAATAAATCTCCTACGTCATAAGTGTGACAATTCCAGATGTTGCAGTGAGCAAACCTCCAAGTGATGAAACTCCTGTAATAAAATTAACATTATGTCCAGGATAATCAGCAACATTGGCTGTTTGTGTTACCAAAGATACATCTGATACGGTTCCATTTATATAATTTTTTGTGACACTTAATGTGGCACTTGTCAGTACTGTCTTACTGCCTAATATTTGAGAAGTTGTTGATATGTTTTTTACATATTGTGAATCATATGTTGCTCCATTTCCTACCACTAAAATTCCGCTTACACTTACCATTGAAGCATCAATAGTAAGATATTGTCCCAATCCTTTTATAGATCCTGTGCTTTGCAATAGTTCGTTATAAAATTTAATTTCACCTGATGATACTTCTGTGTAACTTCCGTCTTCCCCTATAGACTTAAAACTACCAGTCATTACTGCGTTTTTAGCTGTTATAGTTCCATCTGCTGATATGCTACAGTTATCTGCTTCCAATACAAAACGGTTTCCAGAAATACTTACCTGTCCACTTTCAACACTTAACTGAGAACTGACATCACCTTTTGATACTTTTAATTTGATTTGGTCTGTCTGCAAAGATATTGCCGCTGCCAATTCTACTTCTGTATCTGTTGCCCTTTTTGCTTCTGCTTCAATTTTTCCTGCGTTTTGTGTAATCTTTGTATCCAGTCCATTCTCTACATCCTTGATTTCGGACCTGGTCTCTTCCACATTACGCTCCAACTCATTAGTCTTGCCTCGGAGTTGAATTATACTTTTGTTAATTCCATTTACCTGTTCACTGTACTTTGGAGATTTTCCGCTTGCTGATATGGTGTCTTTCGGTTGTTGGATTCCTTTGTATGTTCTACTCAACACATAGCTTTCTATGATTTCTTTAGCCGTATATACATTGACTGCTTCTCCAAGGCTCAAACAAGGATTTCCTATTTTTTCACAGTTATAAGGTCTATATTTTACAACTTTAATAACCTCATACAGATTTCTTGCAACCGTTTCTAGGGCATCTGCACCCATTCCATAAACAAGGAAATTATCTTGCAAAATATAACTGTTGTCGTTCTCGGTAATCTCTGTATCCGGGTAAACTGCACCAATATCATTTTCTGATTGTCTTATCTGCACTTTTGTAACTTTTTGGCAGACAAAATCTTCATATTTAACTGATTTGTATTTTCCACCAGTAACCTTTTCTTTTTCAGAACCTTTTCTAGGGTATAATCCTTTCTGTGGATATAATCCTTTTTGTGGATATAATCCGGATATTATTGCTTTAAGGAAAACATATTCAAATTTTCCATCATGGTTAATATGGCCAAAGCATCCATTTATTGAGCAGATTGCTTCCATGACCGTCTGGCCAGAAAGTTCACTTGGCTTTATGGTTTCTGCCACTTCCATGCTGTCATTAGGTAATGTGGTTGCTACTTGCTCAACACCAAAATATGAAAAAAAACTGTCTCTGAACTGCTTTAAGGTCAGAGGAAACTTCAATCCGTTATACCAGGAAGATACTTCTGATTCTCCAATATCGTATATAGCGTCATATGCCGTCACATTCCTGTAACGCTTATCATCTGTTGGTTTATCGGAAACGACACGGTATTTGCCGAAAATGAACGGTGTTTCAGTATGTCCATTAATCACAACAGAAACATTTATCTGTTTCCCAATCATGCTTGTGAACACGTTGGAAATTTTGAATTTCAGCTGTGATGCATTGCACTGTCCAAATGTAAGGTAATCATCATCACATAGTATTTCTTTTAATTCAAACTGTTCAAAATGGATTTCGCTGTTGGTGATTTTTACAGACTTATCATCTGTTTCAATCGTGATTTCCTTTTTGGATGCGCTTTTATTAAACAAATCCGCATAGGTATAGTTACTCATTCGCTACACCTCCGACAAATGAAAACTCTATCTGATTGTATTTAATCTCTCCGTCATAAGTTCCGTAGATTGTAGGCTTTATATCAGCCATATATCCATATTGTGTGACATATTGACCTAAAAATGGAATGTATGCCGTGATATTACATCCCTGTTCCGTTGCATCAATAAAGTTTCTTCGTATCCCGGACAGTAACTCTTGCAAATCGTCATCCGTCAGCATCGCAGGCGTGGAAAAATCAACACTTAATGCTTTTAGCTCCACAGCATTTCTATGTACGTATCCATTTGCATCAGTCCACGGGTCTACATCTTGCATATTTACAGCCGGCTGATAACTTTCAGCGGCTATAAATCTTGACTGGTCAATAACGTAATCTCCAATTTTTAAAAGCCATCCTTGATATGCTGACATACGCTCACCGCCTCATTGCATAAAAATAGACAGCACCCATCCAGAGTGCTGTCTGTGTTAAAATACATATACATTCTTGTGTTTTTGGTTAAATTGCTCTTGACCGTATTGTCTTGCGGCAATTCCAATTTGATCTGTTGTTATTCCAAACTCTTTCTCAAGGATTCCTTGCAGTAGCTGATTATTCTGTTTCAGAAGTGCAATTTCCTGTTGTGCCGTGGAATTAATAGCATCTTTGATTCCAGTGATTTCAACTCCACCGGCAACCGCTGTTTTTCCACCTACTGTTCCGGCAATCTCCGGTATACCGTTCTCTCCCGCCATGAACATTGTGTAACGGCTTGGAACGTAACCGCCAGTTTCAAATCTAGGAATACTTATTTTAGGTATTTGTACTGGCTTGAAGCTTATTCCTATAGCTTCCGATATACCGCTAACCAAGCCAAAACCATCAATAAAAGCATTTATTCCATCAATAATCAGATTTACGCATCCTTCTGCTATGGATACAAGTCCATTAAACACTCCTTTGAAAATATCTTTTATTCCGTCCCATGCTTTTCTCCAGTTTCCAGTGAACACACCAGAAACAAAATTTATTAATCCTTTTAATGCTGTTCCAAGATTTTTGATAATATTTCCTATTGCATTAAATACAGTTTCAAAAGCAGGCTTTAAATCTTCCCACAAATGAGTGACTATGGGAGATAAAACATTGTCCCATAAGAAGTTGAATACTTCTATTACTGGCTTTACTTGTTCTACCACAAAATTCATGGTATCGACTATTGCATCAAATGCCGCTCCTAAAACACTTCCTAATGCTTGTGCCAAAGGAACTACTACATTTTTCCAAAGTACCGTAAGTATATCAGCAACAATTTGAATCGCAGGCTTTAAGATATTTCCAAGGAATGTTCCAAACGGAACAAGCACTCCATTCCAAAGATTTTCAAAAGCACTTTGCAATTTCGGAAGCACTTCTTCACCAACATATTTTAATGCGGGATTTAGCATATCCTGCCATATGCTTGTGAATGCAGTCTTCAAAAATTCTCCTATCGGAGTAAGCACATCTACAAGCCCTGTCCATGCATTCTGTAAATCTGGTATAACCGTTGTTGTCAAAAACTCCATTGCAGGAGTTAGGTTATCCGCAATGGCTGAAATTGATTCCTTGAAACTATTTCTAACATCCTCGTTTGTCGCATATACAAGCGCAAGTCCTGCTACAACCGCTGTGATAGCCGCTGTTGCCGCTACTGCTCCTGCACTAATACCACCAAACAATCCGGTTGCTCCTGCTGCTGCCGCTCCCCCTGCTCCTGTTGCCGCTCCAGTTCCTAATAGACTTCCGAGAATTGTTTCTCCGATTCCTGCTCCTGCCTTACCGCCCATTGACAAGACAATAGAATCTTTTATTGCTTTCCACAGAATATCTCCCAAGCCAGTGAATTTCAAAAGTCCTATTGCTGTCAGAATCGTGGTTTCGATTGGTGCAGCATCGAAACTTCCTTTCCACAGTTCGATTGCCGCTGTAATTGCTTGTCCTATAAAGTTTCCGGCAGATGTAAATACAGCAGTCCAGTCAATACCAGCAAGAAACTGTCCTATGTTTTGCCCAATCTGATACCAATCTACAGATGCAATAGCATCGGACATCCAGTTAAATATCCCTGTGACAATACCGGATAAATCTTGTCCTGCTTCGAAGAAATCACCATTGAATAAATCTTTGAATAACTTTTTCACAGGCTCAAGAAGTTTTTCTATCTTATCAGCCCAGCCAAGAGCTGTATTCTGCATCTTGTCAAATGCTTCCTGCCATACTTTTTCGTACTCTGCAGTAGCATCCATGATTTCCTTGGTAAGGTCAATTCCTGTTCCACCAGCGCCACTTCCGGAACCACTGGATTTTGGAGTTGAAATAACTTTCAATTTATCAAATGCTCTGATTCCGCTTTGAGCATTTTTTGCACTTGTACCAACTTTATCCAGCGCATCTGCCGTGTCTTCCAAATCTTCATTGTACCCGGATACACCTTGACCGAATGACGAAAAGTCAATCTTGATTCCCAGTAAATTTGCCACACTGACAAGCAATCTCTTAATTGCAATTACGACACCGTTAATAACAGGAAGTACTTTCTGCAATACCGGAATAAACAACTGACCCAGTACCATACCAGCTTCTTTTACGTTGTTAGTAAACTGGCGAATCATATTACTTGGAGAATTGATTGTATTCGCTAAATCTCCCCATGATACTTTGGACTGGTCTAAGATTGCAAGTAAACGCAACTGCTGTTTCTCTGCCTGTGACATTTCAGATACAGCCTTTTCAATGCCGTATTTGTAAGCATAAGTCTGCAGTGTGGCATTTGTGATATCAATACCATACTTATACAGTGCTCTTGACTGACCGATCAAACCGGACTGTAAGTTGGTTGCAACCGTGCTGAAATCCACGTTAAACAGAGATGAAATGTCCCCGGCAAGCATTGTCATGGACTTTGAAATTGCCGTAGTGACTTCTCCGGTCTGCCCTAAAGAGTTGGTAATAGATGCAAGCTGTGAAGCGTACTGCGTAATCTCCTGTAAATTCAGTCCCAGGTTCTTCATTCCGCTTTCAGAAATCAATCCACCGTCTACATCTACTTTCAGACCGGACATTTTACCAAGCAGTTCATTTACACGTCTTCCGAAACTCTGCGCATAATCCTCTGCGTTGTCGTAACCGAATTTTTCAAAATCCTTGCCCCATTCCTTGCCGACTTTATTAAACGCTACCGTGTAGTAGTTAAATGCTTCTATATAGTCCGTAGTTCCTTCTATGGACTTCCACAGACTTTTAATTCCACGGATTACAAGGAAATATGTTGCGTAGAATCTACCGAAAGCCGCTGCGAGACTGAATGTGCTCTTTGTGGCTCTTCTTGCGCTTACCGTATAGGTGTTCAGATTACGACCTAAAGAGTTTGCGGCTCTGCCGGATGCCGCACCAGTAGATGCCAGTCCTGCCAGTGCGTTTGTCATGCGGATAATGTTCTCACTTACGTTCGGTGTAGTAGACAGAGTGGTGAATAATTGCTTTAAATTCTTCGCCAGTAAAGGAATGTTCGTAATCGCTCTGCCGGATGCCACACCGCCAAGTCTTGAAATAGACGATGCAATGCTTGCAATATCCCCTACTCCATCTACTTTTGTTCCTGCCATGTCAGCAGAAAAAGTCTTTAATGCAGATGAAATTCTGCTTAATCCGCTTGTATCTATTTTTCCCATTCTGTTAATGGAATTTGTCAGTGTGGAGATATTTTTAATTCCGCTCGTATTCATGGAATTTGCGGCATTTGCGATACTCTGTATGCTGTTGGAAATGCTTGTCAGCTTGGACGTATCAATAGACAAGCTTTTCTGAAAATTTGTAAGGCTATTTGCCAACTTATCCAGTGCGTTACTTGCGCTAGTTGCATCCGCTTTTATTTTAATCTGCAAAGAATCAATATCTGCCATACCGCACCGCCTTTACACATAAAAAGAACGGTAAGCTGTGACACCTACCGTTCCTAAAATTATTTTTTAAGATATTCTCTCGTAACCGCACCGCACTTGTAATCAACCTTGATTCCGACTTTCTTTTGGAATACTCCGATTGCCGTTGCTGTGTCTTTACCTAAAATTCCGTCAATGTTGCTTTTTCCCTTTGCATTCACCGCAGATAAGCAACCATGATGAATAAGTGCAAATTGTAGCCAAGCTACATCATCACCTCTCATGCAAGGAAATGTTTTTTTCAACAGCCTTGTTGGTTCAGCATAAGGGTTACTGTACGCTTCCGTAGTGCCCTGTACGGCTTCTAATTCCTTGTACCATACATTCATGTCCACATTTCCTGTAATGCCGCCTACACGCCCTTTAGAAGTATACTGCCAGCCTACCATGTTCGGTACTTGCGGTTGATACTTCACATTCATCTTGCCGTTATTCTTGCCGTACCGTGCGATCCACATGGGATAGCTTACACCACCATAAGGCTTAATGTATGTCTTATAAAAACTTTCCCCAGTGTATACACCGAATAACAATCCTGCATCTGTGATGACCTTGCCATAAGCATTGATTATGGAAATAATATTTTTGCCAAGACCTTTCATAACAGCATCTTCAACATCAAGATATACTGTCACTTTTCTGCCATTAAGAATAGTAAGCACTCTTCTTGCATCAGATCGTGATTTTGCAACCGTTGTAATATATCCGTATTCATATACTCCGTGCACATGAACGTTGTGTTCTTGGCAACCTTTCCAGTTCTCTTCAAACTTCTTGTCCGGGTTCAAATCCTTACGGATGACTTTCAGAATAGCAAAATCAATACCGTTCTGTTTTACCGCCCACCAATTAATCGTCCCCTGGTATGAGGACACATCAATTCCTATTAAACTCATGTTTGTTTCTCCTTTTTGGGATGTGATAATTCAAAATTAGCCTGCATTGCCATAAGTCCTGCAAGAAATGCCTTTCTTTGTTTTTGCAATTCCTTTTCGTTACTAGCAGTTTCAAGACGCTCCATAATAGGCTTGTCGATATACTTCGATTGTGCTTTTCTGCCGTTTAAGCAATGGTCTACAGCAAAGATTAATGCAGATATTCCGTAATTTCCCCAACGTTGCCATGAGTTCCTATCTTCTTCCTCTTTTTTTAGTTTATATCCTTTGTAGCACCACTCTAATTTTTTAGGATTCAGATGTTTGAACTCTTCTATCGAGATCCCCATGGAAAAAGCAAATGGAAAATATTCTTCCCATATTATTTTGTGCCAGTCGATTTCTTCTTGTGGTCCTGCGGCATCTTCGTTACCTTGATGTCCTCTTTCTCCATCTCTTCTTTGGTCTGCGTCATCATTTCCGTCAGACCCGACAGTTCGAAAAAACCGTCTTCTTTCATACAGTCTGTCAGTTCTCCATACATCTTCACAAAAGACAGACCGTTTGCTTTCATGTATTCTTTCATTAAAGCATTGGATTCATCCGGTGTAATATCTTCATGGTTTTCGATAAGACCAGCATAAAAAGCCGTTTTGCATACATGAGGAAATTCTGCAAGCATATATCCGCTACCATCTACAATTTCTTCTGGTGTGGGATTCTGTACATTTTTTGCTTTTTTAGCTACATAGCCACCGGAAAGCATAAGAAACATCTTTTGAATCAAATCCTTGCACTCCACAGCACCGAATCCAAACTCTAAAGTATATTCAACATCATTAACTAAAATCTTCTTCATAAAAACATATCCTTTCCCCAACATTTTTTTGGAAAGGAGCCGCCCAAAGACGGCTCTCTTTTGCTTAAATCAATGTTTCGTCTACCGCTTCATCAAAGTCAGCCACGGCAGTGTTATTTGTTTCTGACTGACTTGCTATTCCCCCGTTGTTAGTTCAACGGTAGCGTCCAATCCCTTGTATTCCTCAATAGTAAGATTCATTTCAATCGTCAGAAGTTCATTCTGTCCGATTTCCGGCTGTGGAATCTGCTTGGGCGGCTGTGCAACAACGAAGAAAGATTTATCTTCTCCGGGAATAACGGTTTCAAACCACATTCTATTTCCACCAGTAAGAGCCTTATAGGCTGTGATAAGTGCAGTCCATTCAGCCACTGTTTCTGATGTAAAGTTGACTGTGACTGCAAAAGAACCGCCAGTATCTGCACGACCTTTTACATATCTGGTGATTGCATCTTCTAACGCAGAAGCATCAATCTGCTCCGGCTCAATGCTGATGCCGCCAATGGCATTGATTCTTGTAAGTTGCTTAAAACTTGTAGGTTTTGTTCCGGCGGTTGTCTCTGTACCATATCCGAAAGTAATACCCAAAGTAGAAATTCCGGCTGCTGCCATAATTTATACCTCCTTAAATTTGCATAAAAAAATAGAGCCATCTGGCTCTAATAGTTACAATGTATCATCAGCACCTACTGTTCTTCTGAACCGTGCAGTGCTTCTGTATGTGTCCTGCGAAGTATTATTGAACTCAGGCATGGAAGTTATTTGAAATCGCAGACGTTTGAAAAGTCCGGCAACCGTAGCCATGATAGCTTCGGCTTCTTCCTGGCTTTTGTTGGTTATCACATCCACCTGGTAAGATGCTGTGATTCCATTAACAGACCGTCCTTCAAGGTCTTGTCCTGTCTCTGTGAACGGCATAGCATGGAAATAAACCGTAGGGAATGTAGGGTCTGACAAATCCTTACTTTTGTCCGTCACATAAGCTTTTGGATGACTCTGCGGTATCTTCATTTTTAAGTACGATGCAATCTTGACTTTGAAATCTGATACCCACTGATATTCATTAACCGCCATTTCCAAACACCACCTTTGCTGTCTGTAATACAATTTTACGAAGTTCTATTGCAGTCAGGTACATAAAAGGTCTTGAAGGCATACCTTTTGTTATATGAAGTTTTCTGTCATCTCCGATATAACTCCAGTAGTATTCTCCGGCTTTCACATAAGTGCTTCCATGCACTTCAATGTCTTGTAATGCTTGCCGAATTGTTTTACCGGAGTTGTATTTCCATGTAACACCTTCCGGCAAAGGATATGGATATTCTTTCTTTCCACCAATGCTACCAAGAGTACCAAACTCAACGAAAAGCGCATGGTCTGTACCGGCAACCACCGACCAAACACCGCCACCCTTTACAGAGCCAACGTATTCCGCATGAATGCTTTGCAAAAGTTCTGATGTAAAGATAGCATCAAGGTCAGCAATCTGCACTCTAGCAATCTCTACGCCCTTTTCTGCCAGCGTTTCTGCCAGTAGTCTACATTTATACTCTAAACTATTTTCATAGTCTCTAAGAGCCTTTACAGCCGCTTGTATGGACTTTTGGTCAAACAGATTGATATTGATAGGTTTAGCCATAGCACACCTCACAGAATGTCCAATTCCTTGAACACTTCAAGCATTTTAGGAAATTGAATAGCAATCCAGTCTACCATTGTCTCTTCATGTCCGAAACGTTGGTTATGCTCAAAATTTGACTGTAATCCACTTTCAGATAGAAAAGCATGAACAATCTCATGCCTTAACTGTTTTTTCATAAGCCATTCAAAGTTTCCAACATTATTGTAATTGTCTTTTCTGACAGCGATTATTTTATTAGTATAATCGCAATAACCGTCACAATCTTCACTCGAAAACTTTTTTCTCTTAATCGTATATTCAGTTCCTAATATGTTTACAGTTTTTTGCATCCTATTTCACCGTCTTCTGCAACAAAAACAAATCTGCTGTCAGTCCTTCGTCTGCAACGCCTTTGACAACATAGTCCGCAGTCTTGCTGTCCACAAGTCCGTCATCGTCACGACCTACTTCTGACTTCTTCCAGATAACATCTCCTGCCTTAATCGGCAAATAGCCTTTGTCGGTAACAATCTGACAATACGAACTGGAATCATCAATACCAAATTCTTTTACCAGTACTTCCGACAGCTTATTACTGATGTTGGCAGAAAAAAGGACGGGTTCAGAATATCCGGTAGTTTCTCTCAAAACCACCGGAATCCTTTCTCCGTCCATCTCGATGTACTTTATTTCTCCGTTTTCGTCCCGGTCATAAATCGTGACTTTTTCTCCCTGCCGTGAGTACTTCATGTCCTGCTTGTTAATGTCAAGCATCTTTCTTCACCTGCTTGTAAATCTGATTTACACCAGTGCTTGCCAAACCGGAAACAATTCCGACCGCAATCGCATTCAGCACATCATTTGCCGGGAAATCCGGAATAACATACATTCCTACTACTCCGAGGATTCCACCGACAATGCCGACAACAACCGGGATGTAGTTATCCTTAATGACCGGAATCAGCTTCGCTCCAATACCGGCAAGATAGCAGATAACCACGATTGCAACACAAGTTCCTACCTGTGAAAAATCCATCATTCCTTACCTCCGTTCTCTTTAATGTTAAGTCTTTCCTCAATTCCATCAAGTCTATGATGCGCAGATGCCGTACTGGCTTCAACCTTTGCCAGCTTCTGTTCATGCACTGCAAGCTCTTTCTTCATCTCTGAACGCTCGCTTTTCATTTCATTGATAGTATCAAGGATGGTATCCAGTTTCATGTTGATGCGTGTGTTTTCTTTCACACGTTCCTCAATATCCTTTGTGTCTGTTCTTTTGCTATTTTTCAGACCAATGTAGACGGAAAAACCGAGTGATAACACGCTTATAATGATTGCTGTAGATAACTCTATAGTCACATCATATACCGCCTTCCTTGTTTGTTGGCACACCGCCCACCACCCTTAAAGTGTGCCGCCTGCAACCTTATTACTGGAATCAGTAACATGGTCACGCACAATCTTCTTTTAATTACAATACATTTGCAAATGGAAATACGCCAACAAACAGATCCTCACGGTCTCTCCATTTTCTCGACACTCCATTCTCTGAATAGCTTGCCATGAAGTTTTCACCGGCTTGCGATCTGTCATACACGACAAGATTAACCACAACGGACTGAAATTTTTTCATATCCGCAGCAATCTTCTCTTCCGTGTAGCTTTTCGGGTATATTCTCTTTGCTCTGATGTCGGCTTCTGCTTGACTGATAAGTTGTTCCAAAATAGGATTTTCTTCCAAATGGTCAAACACGACCTTGGAGCTTTCAGAATCACTTTTAGAATCAATATGAAATTGTTTCAGACGGATTTTTACTTGCTCCAAAGTCGTATATTCTGCCATGTGTTACCTCTTATTCATCCTTTGCAGTTACCGTAGTAATACCTGCTTTTACTGCTCTGTAATTAGGATCACACTCGATAATCATAATTTCCTTGCCGGTTATTGCTTCAATTTCAGAAATGCCGTCCCAAGTAGCATACGTCTTTACATTTCCAAGATAAGAAGGTAATTTACAATCATCTGCTACCTTGTATTTGTAAGAATTGTCACCGCTTTTTGCAGGGGAAACGCTTACTTTCGTGTATCCATTAGTTGTTTGGCTTGCAGTGCTGTTCACTACCAATGTATCCAAACCGCTTTCTCCTTCGGTTAAAGTACCGATTACGATTCCATAAGGGTTAGGAATTACAGGGATAAACACGCCACTAGCCTTAGTCCACTCAGCAACCGGATCAGGAGTTGCCCACTGGGAAATAGTAATGAATTGCTTTTGGGACAGGCTTGTAAATGCACTTGCCTTTTCTTCTTCCGGAGTTACGCCCCAAAGTCCAGTACCAATCTTTCCGTTTCCAGTAGATACATAAAGAGTAAATACATTATCCGGTAAAAATCTCTTGGGAGTTCTCGTTGTATTTTCCTTGTTGGCAATTCCGTACATATCATCATCAATTACCATATTCAGACCATACAGGCTAAGTAACAGATTTGCCACTTCTGCCGGAGTAATTGCCATTCCAACGAAATTAACTCCCTTAATAGCTTTCATGATTCCTTCATTCTTAAGCATATAAGAGCGCATTTTGGTAGAAGTCAGTACAGTATTGACAACATATCCTTTGTCAAGAGCCATCTGAACCATGTCTGCAATATCTCCAAGGATATCATGGGTAGGATCTTCCCAGCCTTTCAGTGCCTTGAACTTATTTACTTTGAAGTCAATAGCAAAATTGAGACCATTTTCGTTAATGGTCATCTTACCGGTAGACATAACTTCCATTTTTGCGATTTCAGTTCTTGTCTTAACAGAATCAGACAGCCGACCCATATCGTCATATACATAGTCAATCAGGTTGCTTTCTCTTACACCATGATTCAGCAACTGTCGTAATCTTTCAGACTGGTTGATTTTTTCCTTGATCAGCAGCTTTTCTACGCTTACTTTTTCGAATCCAGGTCTTACACCAATAGCAGCTTCGGTATCAAATGCGTGTACCATTGCTGCGGTAGGAAGATCCATTCCTTCGGAAAGTCTTTCATACTCTGCTTCAAGGTTCTCGGTCTTGATATCAGGGAAAAGACGGTCACCTACATAATTTCTTGCGATAGAATAGTTTTGGGAAAAATCCAATCTATCCTTGTCTGTAATCATTGTTAATACACTAGGCATACTGTTCTTACCTCCGTAATTTAATCAAAGTAAATGCCGCTTGCTTTAAGTGCGGTTTCGGCATTGGTATCTACTGCAACAGGCAAATTTGCCTTAATAACACGGCCTGCAATAATTACAGAAATAGGCTTCTTTTCGTCATCTGTAATATCAACATCCTCAAACACAATTCCCTTCGCAGAAGCGTTATTTGTTGGAACCACAGTTCCTGCCTTGATGATCTTCTTATCATCTACCTGTGTTGCCATTGCTTGTGTTCCCTCAAAAGTTTTTAACACAAGTCCGACTTCACTTGCTAAAATGTTTACACCAGAAGTGTAAGTAGTGGTTTTCATGTAAGCCATAACGTTTATACCTCCTTGCTTACTGTTCGATTACATAGCGCTGATTATATTTCTTTGCCATTTCAGCACCTTTACTTTCAGTTCCATTACCACCGCCAGAACTACCACCGCCCGGATTTGTGGTTCCGTTTGCGATTTCCTGCTCTTTAGCCTGTGCCGCAGCAGTCTCTTTATCAGAGATAATTTTTCCGAGTACTTCGTAGTCAAAACTGCCGTCATCCTTGATAACCTGTGATGCCTGTTCAGCAGAAATGTTAAACTTGGATGCCGCATTGCTTCTCTGTTCCGCAATAGCCTGTGTCTTTTCAAGTTCTGCGATTTTTGCATTTGCAGAATCAAGGTCTTTTTGCAGTCTTTCCGAATCGGATAAATCCTTATCTTTCATGGCTGTGTATTCCTTTTCCAACTCACGCAGTCTTGTCAACTCTTCACTGTTTTTGTTTGCTTTTGCGTTTGCTGCCTGAACATCCTTGCTATTCTCAGCAATGATTTTTTCAATCTGTTCATCAGTCAAACCCATAGCTGTCAGTTCTTCTCTCTTCATAAATTACCTCCGTTATGTCCTACGAATTTTTATACGGTGCAACGACACCGGTTGACATTGCCGGTTTATACGCTCACGGCATTGCGAATTTTTATAAAATAAAAACAGCCACCTATTTCTAGGCAACTGTCTTATTTTGCATTTGTTTTACAATTTCCTGTGCTTTTGCCATCTGCTCTTCCATGTTGATAATGTCAGCAGTTTTCCACAGAGCATCAAGGTAAGGCTTGGAAAGGTTGAAAGTCTTTTCGCAATCTCCCCAAAGTCCAACCGTTTTGATTGCAATAAGCGGATGAATACCACACTGCAGAAGTTGCAGTAATGTCTGCGACTTGGTATACATATTATCTTGTGGACTGTGGTTAATCTGCACATCAAAATCTCTAAGAGTGATTTTCAGATCTTCTTTCTTAATGCGAATAACATTCAGCGCAACCTTGGCCAGTCTCTTCTCTGCTGTCTTAACAACCGGATCCTTAAGCCTTGCTCTTGATTTTGAAAAATCCCATCCGTTTCTCAGCTCAACCGCACCCTGCGTATCACCGCCAGTGTTTCCTTGCTTGTTCGGTATTCCCAAAATTGAAAGTGCGCTGTCTGTTAAATCGTCCTTGGAGACCTGTGTCTGCGTTTGGTCAAGTTCCTGTGACATGACATCCACATCAGACTTATTGTCTTTATTGATGGACTTTACAACCAATGCATGGTTCATCTTCATTTTTTTGAACTCTTCTTCGTCAATCTCACAGTTTACAAATTTGTACCACGCCTGGATAAATTGCTCTATGCCGTCCATTCTGTTTGACTGCGTATTATTGATTGCATCCAACAGATCTATAACAAGTTCAATATCAGACAACCGCTCATGGTTGTTCGGAAATTCTACAATCGGAATACCACCAAATCCGTGAAGTTTCCATGTATCAGGAACAACCGCACTGTTTTTTATCTTACATTCACAGGATTCCGTGTAGCAGAGCTTGTACCACTCGCCATTTTCATCTTTTAATTCCTGTACCGCCAAAATCGGTTCTTCAGAACTGCGGTTGTAAATAACAAACGTATTCAGAGGATTAGGTGCAACCACACGGATAGGCACATCTCCATTCACAATCTGAATAGCTTTGAATGATGTTCCGGTTGCCGACTGCCACTCACCAGCTTTTATGTCTTTCTCGTGCTTATTTGCATCTGCTAAGTAATCATTCAGTTCATCTACTGCCTTATTTACAGCTTCATCATCTTTTCTGCTGACAAACTGAATAGGCTCTCCGTAAGTCTGAGCGACCTTGAATTGCACCCATTCAAAAGAATGGTTCTCTACTACTCGATTGGTGATATCCTCATTTGACAGCTTTGTTCTGTATAGTACCGGTTGATCTCCTTTGTAGTACTCCCACAAGTACTTGATAACTGGCTTATTGTAATAAAAAACACCGATGCAATCACCGATAACCTTTACAATGTTGTCTTCGGTTATCTGCTCCACATCCGTATATGCAATTTTTCTACCGTGACAACCCTTTACAAGGTCTTGAAATTTCATAGTGTTCATATTTTCACCTACATAAATGTCATTCCGCTGCTCTGATCTCTTTTTGGAAGTTTCTTGATCTCACGTTCTCCGGTCTCCGTATGGTAAACAACCATCTTATCGCAATTCCGGCACTTATATGTCTTGTCGATGTGTGATTTTGAACTGCATTCACCGACTAACCGTCCGCATCCCGGACAGTACACTCTAATTTTTTGGTTAAAAATCATAAATACCTCTTTTCTTCGCACAAAAATACCGCCCTTGCTGATAAGAGCGGTACTTCTGGAGTCTTCACATGATCTGAGGAGGAAATGAAAATATCTTGGAATCTTTCTGCATCTTAATAGTATCACGGAAAAATCGGACATATCGGACAAGTTTAATTTGCCATGTAACGATCGAATGCTTTTCTTACGCTATCCTCTGTGTTTCCACCACCGATTCTATCAGCAACCTTGTTCCATGATAATTTTTCAACAAAACGTAAATTGATGATCCGTCTTATACGACTGTCCTGAACGCTTGCAATAAATTCTTCGACTTCATTATTTTTTTGCAGTAAATCGTCCTCTAAAAGTTGTAAAGTAGCTTTTCTGGAATAAAGTAACGTTCGTTTTCTGCTGTACTCTGGATAAGGAAATCCTTCAATACGAAAATGTTCAGTGCCGCCGCATCCACCTGATACGCTGTCAACAACATTCCCATCCGATTCAATTTTTCTGATATCCGATTCAAGTTTTTTAATCTTCTGCTGTACTTCTTTGATTTCTTCCTGTAAATCTATGTATTGAGATAAAACCTCTTTAGTCACCATAATCAATACCTCCGTCCGAAAGAGAATGGGTTTTGAATTGCTTCTACTTTTGCTACCCTGTTTCCGTTTGTAATTCGCAATGCAAAGTTTGAAAATACATCAGGCACATCATCTAACTGTTTTTTTCCTGAAACAGAATACCTTTTCAGTAACGACATCATTACACCGTATGGTTCGTTAGGCTTATACAATGATGGATCTTTGAATATTACGTGTTGTAAAATCCAGTTAGAGCACTGGAAAATTCTTGCTTCTTTGTTTGTCTCTGTCGGTGTGTCTGTGATGTTGCATATCCATCCTTTACTCTCTACACGCTTATTTACTTCCATTGCCACACGGTCACCGCCGGCATTACGCTCAAATTCGCACTCTTGCACTTTATTATTAACAAGTACATTTGCAGCATTTTCATACTGCATCTCATAATCTGCAGTATTGTCACAAACAGCATCCACGCAGTAATAATCTTCTCCATACTTTTGCAATACCGGAAGAACAAAAAAGTCGGTTCCTTTTCCCTTGGTATCGCATTGCCCGGTAATAATTTCCGGTTCCCCATGTGGCAGATTAAGATAACGTCTGATTTTTTCTTCCGGAAATAACAATCCCTCACGTTCAATAGGCTCTTGCTTGTAAAGACACCTATAAGAGATTTCATCCATGAGTAATTGTTGATCTTCAAAAAAAGCAACCGTAAATCCGGAAAATTCGTAGTCAAAATTGCTTAATCCTGTTTTTGGGTCAATATCCGGCACTGCAATTACTTTTACTCTCGGATTCCCTTCATACATATTTTGGATCCGACCGATTACATCATTTACGCTCCACCTGGTAGCAATATGGATCTCTTTGCAATTCTTTCCGTCAGTATCTTGTGTCTTTCTTTGTCTTGCATCTACCGCATACTTGTCCCACAATTTGTCCAAAATTATAGGATTCATAGCTTCTTCGATGCCACCGATCATGTCATCTACGAACAAAAACTTTGATGCACGTACTTTACCAGCATTTTTACTTCCTACGGATGTACACTGAACGGATGGAAATGGTTTATATTTGCCGATGTTAAACTGCTCCATTTTTGCGTTAGTACTGGTAACAGAAAGATTTGGGAAAATTTCATTCCAAGTGTACTCGTCAGAATTTGTACAAATATCGTACACACCGTCATAGTACATACGTGTAATATCTCCACTGTGGGAGTAAAAAAGGTTAAAATCTCTCGGAAACCATCCTGCTACCAACGCATTCAGCATTTTCTCGACCGTAGTTTTCCCAGCACCTGGGATAAGAGACACGCATAGAATGTCGTATTTATCATCAATCATGCCTTGAATGGCATCCATGAGACCAATTTTAAGAAATTGCTTTCTACGTGGCATATAGAACCGCTCTCTAGGTTCTCTTTTCTTTTCCAAATAGCGGTAGGCACTGTCCACAACCTTATTTTGTGCTTCCAGTAGGAGAACATCGTACAATTTATCTGTCAGAGAATAGTGCGTCTTGTTTGCGAAGGAATACTTTTCCAAATCCCATATGGTTCCTCCGGTTCTTTCCATGCAGAAACGCTCTACAATGCCTTTAGAACGGTTTGTTATCTGTAAGCCATAAGTTATATCCTTTTCACTGTTTATAGCCACTCTGCAGGCTTCTATATACGCATCAATGACCTGTTCATCAATTCCCTTTCGCTGTATGTAATTGTCATAGCTGTTTACTGCCGATATAAGGCTCTGACTTGCCAATATAAAAGAGCCTCCTTTCCTTACATTTTGGAAATTTGGCTCTCTGCGTAGGCACTCTACGACTGGTGCTCTAAATATTCAATTTACTTCCAATCAAAATACGACCGTTTCCCACATACAGGGCACTTGATATTGTAACTGCCAAGACCATCATGCATTACACCCATTATGTCAGTTGCATCGCATTCTCTTTTCTCGAACTCAAATATCGAACCGCATTTATCGCAGGTTAATCTTTTGGTCGGTGCTACTAATTTGTGTCGTTTTATAATTTTCATCCAAGATTCACCACAATTCTATTGATTTCCCCACATTTCGGGCATTTAATCTCAGCCTGTCCGTTGAATTTTCCTAAAAGACGTTTGCATTTGCTACAACGATGTTCGGACAGTTTTACATAAAAACATTTTTTCAAAGTTTCCTCTTCTTCCTTTGTATCTGTCACAACAATCGGGGCTTCTCCAAGTGTTGTACATTCAATTTTTATATTTTCAATATTACCGATGTTTTTAGGTGTGACCTGTCGAAACGCATCACGTTCTATGCTCTCAATTACTGCCGTCATACTCATTTTTTCATCCACCTACTTTCATATCAAGCATATATAATATTTCCTGTTCGGATACTTCTTTTGCTCCTTCTCTAACATGAAACAGTATTTCCATTAGTTGTTGATTATCTTTATCCGTCATTCTGTTTTTATCAATTGTTTCATCGATGCAGTAATATAAACAATGCCCATATCCACACCCCAAACGACTTCCATAAAATGATTTTCCAACAATATCATAATTTTCAGTTTTTAAAATATCGTGCTGATAATCTAAATCGCACCACTTTTTATTATCTTCCAGTTTCTCTTGAAGATATTTTAAGAAATCTACTACTCTTTTTTCTCTATCACTGATGTATAATATCGTGTCTTTCATTTTATTTCACAATCCTTCTGCTTTCTTCCATCACTTTACAGTTCCTTGCAAAATCTCTTTCAATAAAACTTTGCGGTATCCTTCCAAAATTTTCCAAAGCGTATTTTTCTACCGCTTTTTTGGAAACATCTATACTAAAATTTCGTAATGCTTCTGTTTGTGGTTGATAATCTTTCAATCCATTCATCCTCATATCCTCCGTAACCCATGCAGACGGAATCGAACCGCCGACACACATCCTATGCGGATGCTGTTCTACCACTGAAGCTATACATGGGAATCGCACCGTAAAACCTTTTATGGCTTGCGCTTGCCATAACCAAAGATGCATCGCCTACTTGTCACTGACTATCCACAATCTCACAGTCTTGTCTGTTCTCTAATTCATAGGCTTGGTTTTCGCTAAACATATGTGGCTTACGTTTTAGCTAGGGAATAGTTGCCGTGGGAGTTGAACCCACCCGACGCAAACAAGGTACGACTACTTTTGAATCTGCAAATTCTACTCGCAGAAGTGTTTTTCGTTGACCGATAATGAGCAACTACTATCCATACATCTCCCATCGACCTGAACTATTGCAGTAGTGCCAGACTAAGTGGAGATAAAGATAAAGTTGGGATGATGGGGCTCGAACCCACAGCCTATGCCTTAGAAGGACACTGCTCTTTCCATTTGCGCTACATCCCAATGTGCGTTTCCATAAGCTGTATGCCTACATTTAAGGCACTGACACAGCGCAACACTTATGGCTATTTTTATTTTCGCAGGGCATCCGCCAGTTACCTGCTAGTTGGGAGCGACCCAACCGTCTACGCCAATTTTATGTCCGCAATGGCTGTGCGGGATTTTAATGTCTTTACTGACAACCCACGGATTAAAACCTACAACGGTATTCCGCAAAAACCGGGATATCATAAACCGGTTAAACCCTCACGAGCCTTGCGACGGCTCTTAACAGCATTCCGCTATGAGGTGAAAGGAGTGTCTCCAATGGAAAAGTATGGAAGACAATTCGCAGATGGCAAAGACCGAAAGAAGAAAACATCTGCGAAACAGGACTACCAGGATTCGGACCTGGGATGCAGCAGTCAAAGTGCTGTGCCTTACCGCTTGGCGATAGTCCTAAACTCCGGGAGAGAGACCATCTGCTCCCGGATTATTTTCGTGAAACACCCTATCTTTATCTAAAAAAAATTGTCACGCCTGTGTACGGTACTTTGAAAAAATTTGTGTTGTCAAACGCATTATTCCATTTTTCGTTTCCCACACACAGGCTACATACACTCTTGATGCCTTGATTTCTCGGACACATATCCAATGCCAACACAACACCAGATATCCGGCAATAACAATGGCTTTATGAATTTAACCCATTCAACATTGTGATATGGGATAATTCGCATAATCTCCGGTAACCACATAAATTATACCCACATAAAAGTTATTCCAAAAGCAATGAACATTGCCAATGCGAAGAACGTTACTCCTTCTGATGCTGTTTTCTGTTTAGGAGCATACCATGCGCCGGATATTGCTAAAATTGTCAGTACCAACGTTGTCATTATTTTTAAAATCATGAATCCAAGCATTTTTTCTTCGTCCTTCCTTCAATTTCATCGATCATTGCCATTACCAGTGCTTTAGCAAACTGGCTATTGTTATGTATTTTAATCAGCAAATTGCCCTGCCGGATAAGATACGACCAGTCATCATCCGTTTTCGGATTAGCACACTCTTTATGTATTTTCCAAACCTCTGTGTAGATCTCTTTAATCTCCGGTGGCAATTCACATTTCTCCTTAACTGGCAAATCTTCTTTAGGCTCTTTATCAAGTCTTCTCTTTTGGTGCTTCATCTGACAGCTAACCATTTCTGTAACGTTCTCACGGTCTCTCTTGATTCCGTGACCTTGCAGAAACAACTCACATTGCAGGACTTCACCGCATTTTGAACATTCGTCTTTTATCTCTTTCCCAAATATCTGCATACACTTAATCTCTACCAGTGACTACCGCTCTTAAAAATACTCCGATGATGAACAGGATATACACCCATGCAGGAGCATGTAATTGAAACAGTATCCATGCTAAAACTATGTAAATGAAAATCATGTGGTACACCTCCTAAGGGTCTTTTTTATTTTTGAGGAAATTTGAGGGACTAAGTAGGGGCTGTTCGCTGGTCCTGCCAGACCCCCTCCCCCTGTGTGCTATGTTTCTTTTCAACTATGCGTTAAACTAATCTTTCACGCAGTCTTATTTGTTATGCCTTTAACTATCCCATATTTCCGCACGTTTCCGCTGTTGTTGCTACTCATTTGCATCTATGTTGCTATCGTCATACGCTCCGGAATCGGTCAACATTGATATATTTTGTCCAAAATTTGTGTCTAATCGTGGGAGTTGGTCGGCTGTCCTGGTTATTTTGTGCACAATCTCTTGTTGTGTGGTCTGTTTCCTTCCGTGGTCGTTGTTTAATCGTTCCGTTGCTCCCAGCGCATTTCGCAGATTAAAAGCAACAAGTTGATCGCAATCTGCATCATCTAACCAATTTACAAAAGCTTTTCTGACCTCGTCCATGCTCGATGTACTTGATTTAGTCCTCCAGGCACTTAAAGCCTGTTTAGATATCCCTGTTAATATCTTAAATGTATCAGCTGTAGCAGTCATATCATAAGCGTTGGCTAACTCTCTAAGATATAAATAAACCTCATACAACAGATCTATGTTGTACGCATTGTAGTTAGTTAGCATTTGGTTGATACTATTATCCACTACGTTTTGGGGTATATCTTTTAATACATTGCTAGGTCTTATATAATTGTTATATATATATTGCATGGCACCATTAAAAACCGGTTGCCGCTGTGATCTCATGTCATCGATGCCATAAGCTGCACAATAATCGTCAAAGTATTTCCGGATATTTTTTTTAATCTCGTCAATGTTTGGAATCTCTCTGACGTCCTGCACCGCTCTACACCTCCTGAAATCTGCAATAAAAAAATCACAAGCATCACTCAATAAACCTATGTCTTTTGATCTCCTCCACAGATCAGGTAAAAACATAAATCTAAAAAAAGTGACAAGCTAGTGACTTCTTGTCGTTTCCGGTCTGTCGGCTCCGGTGGTCTTGGTTACAATCTGGGCGGCTGCATATCCAGAGGGGGTTGGATCTGTACCGCTGTCACTCGCACCGTGTTAACGTCGGCTCCCTAACTGCTTTTATCATACCACAAGACCTATTTATAAATCCACAACAACCTTTTACGCATTTGACAATTTGTTATGGTGGTATGTCTGCCGGTGATCCTGATCAAATAAAAATCATGCGATTAAAAAATATCATCCGTGTAAATTTGACAAATGGGATTTTTTGACAGACAGACAGGTAATTTTTGCAGATGGGCACATAGTGGCAGCCGGACAGCTCTAGTATTTATATATACTTGGTATATCATTGTCTTTCTGCATTTATTTATTTTTATTTTATCTAACCTTTATTTTATCTAATCTCCTTTTATTTAATCTGCGTCTACAAAATGTCTACAATTTGTCTACAAAATTTAGCACATTAAAATATCGCAGTGAAAATAGATCAAGAAAAGCAGGTGTAACAACCTGCTTAAAATATTTGACAATATGGGTGTTGTGTGCTATGATTTTAACAGTCTCACAGCGTAGATGGTCGCTGCGATGGTTCCGCTGCCGATTCTGGCGGGGCAAGGGTTGAAATAATTATGTTTCTTGTAAAACAATTATGTTTTTATTTGTTTTGCAATGTCTTCCGGTGTGGATGGATGCCGGAAGATCTTCCCACCAAATCCGGGAGGATAAAGGATTGAAACAATTGTAATTTTCATTATTCCACAGAAAAAGAGAGAGTTTTTAAACTCTCTCTTACTGTTTAATCTCTATTATCTTTTTTGCCCTCTCCGTAACACTCATAAAAAGCATCTGTAAGCCGTCCGAGCTGGTCCGGTGTAAGCTGGTCTTTCAGGTCATCCGGTATCCGGTCATAATTTACCCGGAATGTATCGCCACATCTGCCAATTTTGGAGGATTTTTTTACTTGCTCCAATTTATACATCTGTCCGAGTTCTTCCAGTGTAATTTCTCCGCTTTTTACAGCTTCCCGACCCTCTCTTGTTAAGATTTTTAATGCTTCGTCTTTTCTTACCATTCCGATTCCATTAATTCTCATAATTTTCCACCTTTTACCTTTCTTTTAAGCTATTTGTTTACTTGTTCTTCTGATCCGTTCCGCTCTCGCTGTGATCCGGTCAATTAACGCCCTGTCACCGTATACGGTTTTGTTGGCCAATAACTCCGGATCCGTCATGCTCTCCAGTGCTTGGAGCGTTTCCGCTTGCACTGTTTCCAGTGCTTGGAGTTCTGCCCGGTTAAATTCTTTTAGCCGTTCTGATTCGGTATTTTCCAGTTGATCCAGGTAGTACTGGAAGAATTGCCGGACGTTTGAGCGGATCCGGGCGGCTTTCTTTTCTGTTATCTGCTCCGGTGTTCCTTTCATTTCGTTCGCTCCTTTCGTTTGTTTGTATCTTGATTATATATCATGTTATATAACATGTCAATAGATTATTGCAATTATTTATTGATATTTTTCAAAAATTTCTTAGCGTCTACAACTTGCGGTTGCTCCGATGCTTTCCGTTCTGCTCTCCTCTGCTCTTGGAGCTGGTGAAGTCTTTCGTTTGCTTGCATCAATGCAACCTTTTCTTCTACTTCTGTACGCTCCGCATTTGCCTTTTCTGCGGTCTTTTCCGGCTCTTGCGGCAAATTCTCCGCTTGGCTCTCCAAACCGTCTAAATAAGCCAATACCGCCGATACAGCTATATCATTTATATTTATGTCTAATTCTGCTGCTCTGTCCTTTGTGCCTTTTGGTAATCTGATTTGTACAAGATCAAATTTACTGCGGTAATTGTTAATTGCTTTGCGTGTGTAATCTGCTGTCCTTGCCATCTGCAAAACCTCCTTTAATAAATTGTTTTATCATATTATATAACACTTTATATATAAATGCAATATAATTGTATATATATCATGTCATATAAATTTTATATAAATATTTATAGAAAAGTGTTGACACATGCTATATATCATGATATAGTTATCTCAACAAATAAAAAAGCCGGTGACACCTACCAAGCGAACACCGGCACCAATCAAAAAAGAAAGGTAGCTATATTATAGCACAGGTAAAAAGAAATGAGAAGAACAAACAGCAAGGAAGTTAAGGCAGCAGTTAAAAATTATTTAGTAGAGGTTGCACAGAGCGAAGAGCTTAACACAATTAAGGACATTAAGGAAAAGTTTATAAGTGAATACGGCTGGGCGATTGCAAGACTTGGAGAGCGTAACGCTTGCATAGAATGGTTAAGAGGTTTAGGCGTCGGCGTTGATTATAGTTATTATGACATCATCCAGCTTATGGCTGAATGGTTAGACGAAAGCACAGAAGAAGCCGAAAAGTGGCTTGACAAGCGCGGCGATAGACTTTACTGGGATTTATTAGCAAGGGAGATTTTAGCAAGCAAATAATCGGCAAGGTTGGTTTTCACCGGGGTTCGATTCCCCGGCTTGCTTTTACCCGGATAACCGGGAAAAATTGAAAATATGGAGGAAATGAAAATGGGAAAAATAAATATTGATATGTGGTATGGAGACAAGCCGGAACAGGTGACAGGATTAGACATATATTTTAATGATTTAGGCGGATTTTATTCCGGCAATCTTCGCATTTTTGGAAAAATTGTTGGTGATTATTACGCCGACAGCGTGCAAGACATAGAAAAAGCATTTCCACACCTTGCAAAAGATATTGAAAACTGTTTGAATTAACCGCCGCAGAGGATGCCCGCCGGATCACTACCGGCGGCGGTTTTATGGGTGAAATTTACCCAAAAATAAAAAAAAGGAGGTTACCATAGGATGGAAGAAAAGAACATTGAAAGACTATACAAGCTGTTAGAGTGTGCGGAGCGAGAGAAAGACACGGAGACAGCCGCCGCCCTGCGGTGGGCAATTTTTGAACTTGAAAACAGATAAAAGACGGCTTGCAACCGTCTTTTTGTCGTGTTCCGTTGGAACTGCTGCCGTCTGGCGGTCTATTTGTGCTACTCTTCCACCGGACCAGGATATATTGACGGCTTGCGCTGTTTTGGTGTACAATCAAATATTACAAAGGGGATTATACAAAATGCGAAAAGTGGGAATTGGTCATGTATATGACATCATGGAAAGCGTATCGGATGCCGGGGAACGGCTGGAAACCGTTATAAGGGTAGAGAATGCCGCCGGTGGTCTGTCTCCGGAATCTGCGGAGCTGTTGCGTTCTGCGTATGATTCCATGCTTTCGGCAGTCGGAGACCTTGCGAAAGCTGCGACACGGTGACAGGTCCAGGACTCGCACCGCAAAAGTGAACAGGTGTTCCACACCTTGAATCGGTCTGAAAAAATCTGCGAAAAAACTCTGAAAACGGATTTTTCAGCTTGAAAAGTGCTACCCCGGGGGGATTGAAAATTTTTAGCACGAAAATTGTAGAAAAATTTTTCTTTCAAAAACCTCTGAAAACGAGATTTTCGGTTGAAAATGCAGACCTACGGGGGTATCAAAAGAAACACATTAAAATTTTTTACGAAAAAAGTCTCAAAAAATGAGATTTTTAATAAAACCTAGAGAGGGGAAATATTTATGAAACGAATTATTCCATTACTACTGTCTTTATCACTTCTTGTCTGCGGTTGTGGATCACAGACAAACACCGTAGACCTTACACAAAAGCCACAAGAAACACCGAACGTATCACCAGTAGAGGAATCAGAAACACCACAGCTTTTTGACAAGGATGTTGATATTATCTTGTCTGCTTACGATTTCAACAACGTAGGAATCGAACAATATGTGGCAAATTATAAAAAAGATAATCCTGATGCTGTGGTAGAGGTATATGACGATGACCACTATACACTGAAAATTAAGGAATCAAAGAGACAAGCTACACTAGATGAGATATTGAGTAAAGATAATCTTAACTCTACGTTTCAACAAATTTTTTCTGATGAGCAATATGCTTCTCTAAAATCAGTAGACTACAACGATGATTTTTCAGAGTTTACTTTTTACGCAAATAAGGAAGAATACGAAGCTGGCAATCCTTTTATTCCTTTTGGTGTAGCAATTATATGTGGAATACTAAGCGATTCCATTCAAGCATACAATTTAGTTCCACCAGAAGACAGAGACTTCAATGTTCTGATTGTAGACCAAGATACAGACGAAGTTATTTACGACTTATCCGAGCATCAAGATAACTGATTTTAAGGGCATCCGCAAGGGTGCTCTTATTTTTTATGTTGCGAACCCATGTTCTGCATGATATAATATATTTCAGTTAGGAAGTCTTGCACCACGTCCGGAGAGTGAAAGCTGATTAGACAGCCTAGATTGTAACCAAGACCCGGAATAAAGACAGACCAAAAAAAGATTGGAAGCTCGCTACTCCAACAGTAACAGGGGTAGTGGGCTTATTTTTATGCTCTTCTACTCTTTCACAAATCATTCCGGGAGGTATTAGAGATGAACGAATTAGAAGTATTTAGCAACAATGAATTTGGTGAAGTAAGAACTGTTGTGATTGATGGAAAGCCGTTATTTTGTCTGATGGACATTTGTAAGGCATTGGAAATCAAAAATTCTACGGATGTAGCTAAGCGTCTTGATGAAGATGAACTGACTAGATTAAATCTAGGCAGTCGTGCTGGAGAGACAAATTTTGTCACAGAATCTGGCTTGTATGCTGTTGTTTTGCGTAGTGACAAGCCTAATGCTAAAAGTTTCAGAAAGTGGATAACATCAGAGGTTTTACCATCCATCCGAAAAACCGGAGCATATTCTGTGGAGCAGTCTGCACCGAATGTACCTATGACTTATCGTGATGCTGTGGCACAACTTTTGGAAAGCCTTGACCGGGAAGAGGAATTGAAAGCACAGCTTGATACTTCCAAGGACTGGTACTCTATCAAACGTGTAGCGGCTCTGAATGGTGTATCATGGAAACGTTTTGACTGGAGAAAACTGAAAGCTACTGGAATTACAATGGGATATGAAGTAAAAAAGATATTCGATGCAAATTATGGCGAAGTGAACACTTATCACAAGTCCGTATGGGAAAAGGCATATCCGCAGTATGAATTGTAGAAAAATCAAGAGAGTGACACCACTCTCTTATTTTTTTGAAAAAGTGCTTGACTTTTCTTTGTGTCCACATTATACTTTACTTGTACCCACAAAGAAAGGAAGTGAAAACTCATGGGTATTCATAAAGGAACGAAGTTGACTGACAATCCTAAAAATCACATTCTTAAATTCCGGTGTGATGATGAAACCTCTGAAAAGTTGGAATATCTTGCTGAAAAGAAAGGAATTACAAAATCAGAAGTTGTAAGAAAAGGGATAGAAATTCAGTACGACAAAGAAAAAGAGTAACCACTCATTACTTTCCCGGTAACTGGTTACTCTCCCACTCTCAAAGAGATGGTAAATCTATAATACCATTTTTCCGAGAGAGAATCAACAGAGATTTCGGTAACTGTATGCCGTGTCCAAATAACCCGTATTCACGGTAGCGATCAAGTAGCGAACAATGTCACTGAAAACGGCACAGTGGCAAAAATTTGAAATCTCTGCAATCATAGGGCACAGCTTATCTCCCCACCCCATAACAGATAGGTTGTGTCCTATTTTCAAAGAAAAGGAGAAATGACACATGGAAGAATTTGCAAAAATGATTTATAGCCAGTGGCAGAATGAGGATAACACCATAAGTTGGGATGATTACGACGAAGTAATCGGAAAATTGTATGAAATTCTCAATGACAAGTTAGCTGATGGCATAGAAAGAACAATAAACAAGAGAGTATGGAAAGTTCAAGAAAATGCTTTTATTGCAGGATTTTCTTATGCTTGCAAGTGCCTGTCTAATGGCAAGGTAAATATTTGTGTGGATGGAGGTAAAAATAAATGAAAACCTTTACATTGATTTCCATTCCAAAGGAACGATACGACCACATGGTAGAATCATACAGTGCCGTGGTAGCTGAAAATGAAAGACTGAAAGATAAATTGAAACGAATTGAAAGGTTGGTGAAAGAATATGACGGAACTGGTAAACGTTGAGGGAACAGAGTTAAGTATTAGAGAATACAATGGTCAAAGGGTTGTCACTTTTAGAGATATTGACAACGCTCATCAAAGACCGGCAGGGACTGCATACAGAAACTTTAGGCAGAACAAAAAGTATTTTTCAGAAGGAAAGGACTACATTGTTGTTAAGCCAGATTTTAAGACCTACGAAATTCGTCTATCTGGAATTACACCTAATAAAAAAGGTACTACTCTTATTACAGAGCGAGGATATTTGAAAGTTGTAAAATCATTTAATGATGAATTATCATGGAAAGTGCAGGATGCTCTTGTGGATGCTTATTTTGCGGTAAAGAATCAGCAACCAACCACAGCAATCGAGGAAAAGCCGACATTAGAGTTTGAAACAGACTGGTTCTGCATCAACCGTGGCAAAATCAACTACATCTGCCGTTGCTACGACATTACATCAAAGGAATATATGCACCACTTACTTGAAGTTTTGGGAAGAACGTATAATTTTGATGAAGCAAAGAGAATTTACTGCGCAACGACAGGAAACTGGAAATGCAGAAATTCCGAAGTAATCACATACTTCCCACAGCTTTCAGAACTTGCATCTAAAATTCTTCAGCAAGATGTTGATAACTGTGCAACAGAAGAGACCCCATAACAGGGGTCTTTTCTATGCCATTATTTCCATGTATCCGCTTATCAGTTCATCAGCTAGTGCAAACACTTCTCTTCCGTAGGTAGCCAAAAAGTCGGCAACAATCTCTTCTGTCTGAATATCCATAGTCAGATTGTAGGACAGGCAGAACGCATGGCACAATTCATGGCACAGCACACGGTCATAGAAATTTCCATGAATCATATTTGATATGTAAATATCTCTTGTGTTCCTGTCTGTCATTCCAAACGTATATGTACCGTCAGAGCGCATCAGCATAGGACTGTGACTGCATACAAGCCTTAAATTCCAGTCTATTCCATTTATCGTGAACAACTTACCACCTCCAACATAAAAGGGGCTAAATAAGCCCCTTAAGTGTTTTAACCGATTTTTGTTACCAGTGCAGACAGCTTATTCCGCAGTACCGTCTTTTCTTCCGGTGTTGCATCGTTGATGATCTCCGTCATGTCGTTTGCAAGTTCGGTCATGTAAGTGTTCAGGTCACGTACTTTTGCTTCTTTGTCCTGCTGTGTATTCGCCTTATGCAGTTCCTTATTTTCCATGTAGGTTCTGCGGCTCATGCCACTTCTGCCCTCTCTTGCATCACGCATACCGGATGAAGAAGTTTCCGTGTAGTACATACGCCCCATGTCTCTGTCCATGTCACGGTGATACATTTCCGGGGTCATGTGGTAATAGGGTGGCTCTTCATAACCTCTGCGGTAGGTTCCACGACCTTTAGGTGCAAATCTGCCGTCAGCATAGCGGTAATGGTCATAGTACCGTCTGCCACCGTCACCGTAACGATCAAACATTTCCATGCTTTCGTCCGGGTCATATTCCTGCATGGTTTTTGTCAGTTCACGATAATACATTGCTTCGGATAAGTCTTTCATCATGTCGATGACCTTTCCCATTTCACAAGTATCTACTTTGTCGATTCCTTTGTCAAACTGCGTTTTAGCACATTCAGAAAGTTTTTCAATCATTTCATGCATTCTCTTAACATCCATGATTTCCACCTCCTACGCTTCACGAACGGCAATTAAATTACTGTTCTGTACCTGAATAGGCTGTGCGGAAGTGTTCTGAACCGCTACCGTACTGCAACATCCACGAGGGACGTCAATGTAAGCCTGTGCAGAAACATTGAATAAATTCTGTACTGCTGCCGGAGTTACAATCATTCTTGTGGACTGCAAAGGTTCTCCGTCTATTGCCAGCGCAAGGGAAATTTCCCCAACAGTTCCACCAGTGGGAATCTGAATGTTGCCGGAATAACTTACAAGGAATCTTGCACGACACTGATTAGTTATACCTCTTAACTTCACGATTCCGGATCCCTCTCTGTGAGTGATACAACCACTTCCATTTACGGCAGTTTCGGTAAAAGCAACGTCCGCTCCTGCTGCCACAGTCTGTAATGCTACTGCTGTATATTCAGCCATAATAAATACCTCTCTTTCAAAATCAAAGGGGCAAACCATATAGTCTGCCCCATGTTGTCAGTAATTCTGCATAGCAGACATAACCTTAAGGTTAAGTTACTCGATATGCAGTTTTAGCATCCGCAGCCAGTGTTACATCCGCATCCGTAATATACATTAGGGTTGGGAACCTGGTATGCCGGGATGGGTGTAGGGTTCACAGCGTTGATGATCTGCTGTGCCTGTGCACTCATGGCAGTGGTCAGAAGAGCATTCTGACGATCCTGAGAAGCGGCTCTGCGCAGATCGTTGTTCTCTGCCTGCAGAGTAGCGATCTTATCCTGACATAAGTAGTCAAGGATTGCTCTTGTACCGGCATTCTGGCTGTCGATAATATCACGAGTGTTGTTATTCATGGTGTTCTGCAATGCGCAAGTATTCGTTGCCATATTGTAGTTTACACCCTGGATAGCTTCACGGGTATCGCAGCAGCACTGTGCTAACTGTGCTTGTAAAGCGTTAGCATTCTGCATTCCTGCTACGGTGTCTGCATTGATAGCCTGTTGGATGCCATAGCCAGTCTGTAAAATGTTGGTATTTACGCCATTAAATCCGGTAAGCATACCGTTGTTTACAGCGTAGAATCCGTCACACAGACCGTTGTTGATTCCGTCCAGTTTACCGATGATAGACTGGGTGTCGAACCCTCTTTGCAATGCAGAATCGGTGTAGTAACTGGAATTAGAGCCATTACCGCCCCATCCATTACCGCCCCAACCTCCAAAAGCGAAGAAAAGGACGAAAATAATAATCCACCATGCACCATCGTCACCCCATGCACCGTTGTTTCCATATCCGCTGTTGGCAGGCATAACAGGCATGGTAAAGGGAGTATTGTTACTCTCAAACATAATTTTTACCTCCATATAAGATTTTTTATACTTAATCTTGCAAGAATTTAGTATCTACTTCATAGGAAATTGACGCTTGAATTTTTCAAATTCAGAATCAAAATCTACGCCACGTTCCTTAGCAATATTTCTGCCAAAATTTTCAACACCTGATATGTCACCTTTTTGCGCCATTCCCATTACATTTTTAATCATGGGATTTTGCATCATCTGACTATTTCCCATAATCCCTTGAATTATTTGTTGTGGATTCCCCATCCCTTTGAGCATCTGCATAGGATTCATCATTTTCATTCTGCATCATCCTTTCTTTGCGATTGTGGAGTTTTTCTTTGCGATTGCGAAGATTTTAACTGCTCAATCTTTTGCTCCAGTTCATCGAAACGCTTCATAAATACCGCTGTGGCTTCGTCTGATAGGTCAAATTTCGCCTTTTCTGTGTCTGACGGTAAATTGTTATGGTCTGCATCTAAAACAGGCTTATATAGCCTTGTATAGATTTTTCCATCTGCTCCCCAGGATTTAGCATAGATCTCCGACAAGTCCTGTTTTGGGAAGAATGCTGTGTTGCCATCCATAGGAACCTCATTCGGTGCTATGCACTCTTGCACCGGTACAATACGACCGTACATCTGTACCGTATTTTGTTGCGGCTGTTGCATAAACTGCTGTGGTTGGAATTGTTCCTGTTGTGGCATAAACTGTCCGTACATAGGTGTTCTATACTGCGGATTGAAATAGTTCGGATTCATAATCGGCTGCGGCATGGCTGTTCTCCCTTTCTTCCATTGATTCTATCTGTTTCGCAATTTCAACTTCATCAAGTGTCTGATATGTCGGCTTGTTCATAAGTCCCAACGGACTGAAATTCATAAGCATTACCCGTTTCTCCTAAAACTTCCTCGATCACATGAACCATGATTGATTGATACTTAATCGGCACTTCCCTTGTACGTTCTTTGCTGAATATATGTTCCAGCGTTTCATCAGAAAATTTGAATTTTCCCATAAGGTCATCCCTCCTTATGATTAAATTTTGGCATAAAAAAAGTCGCATATAGTGACACATATACGACACTTTTGCGACAAGCGAAAAAATATGCAGTTTTAAAAGTATGATAAATACGGCATTAGCACATCCTATTGCCACTCCAATGATTATCGGTGAGATACGCAGATTTTTACGGGATAACAATAGCATCCGTGTTTCACGGTCTCTGAAGGACACCGCCTACAAGGCAATCTACGCCCGCGATACCCTGACCAGGAAAAATCTGAAGGAGCCCACCATGGAAGAGATTGCCGCAGAGGTAGGTATCTCCAAGGAGGACATCGTCTATGCCCTGGATGCCATGCAGAATCCCATGAGCCTCTACGAACCGGTCTACACCGACGGTGGTGACACCCTCTACGTCATGGACCAGATCAGTGATAAAAAAAATAAGGAAGAGACGTGGGTGGAACATCTCTCCCTCAGTGAAGCCATGAAACGTCTGAACGACAGAGAGCGTCATATCATCTCTCTGCGCTTTTTCGAAGGAAAGACCCAGACCGAGGTCGCCGACATGATCGGCATCTCCCAGGCCCAGGTCTCCCGTCTCGAAAAAAATGCATTGAAAGCTATGCGAGGCTATCTTACCGCATAGACCTTGATCCTCGTATTCTCTGTAACGTATGATACACCAGCCAAAACATCCAGTATCCGATGATTCCTCCCAGCACATTGGTCAGGATATCATCGATCTGAAAATAACCTCTGCCGGTAATGAGCTGGAAAGTCTCCACTCCCAGGCTGGTCGCAAAAGCCGCAAAGATGTTCCTGAAAAATCCCCTAAGCCAGGGAAATGCCCAGGGGCATGCAAAGCCATACGGGATGAAAAGCAGCACGTTTTCCACCACGAAGGCGTTATTTCTCGTATTGATCCCCCAGGTGGAGAAAAGCTCCAGATCCATGGCACGGTTCCGGCTGCCATCCTCTCTGGAGAAAAAAGTGATCACCAGTATGATCATGAGGTACAAAGAAAACACCATGAGACCTGCCATCGGAAAGGCTTCTTTTCCCTTCCGCTCCCTCCTGGCATTCATTGCATTCAGGATCAGTCCCATGACGGCACCGGCCATCACACCATAGGGCAGATATTGTATGGCACCGTTCAGATCCCTTATTATATATTTCCAAATCATTCTTTCTTCATCCTATATCTGTCTCTTAAAATTCCCGTTTTACATCTGGTAAGTGTCCCAGCGGGAAGGCGCCTCGTCCCATAGCTTTTTGTTCTCAAATAATCTGTCGTTCATCCAGCCGACCGCATCCACCACTCCATCCTCGTCAAAGGAGAACATGGCCCTCTGTTTCTTCTCCTCCGGTGTCTTTAAAAAGTTAAAGGGCTCCGGCCAGACCGTCACGAGAAGCTTTTTGCCGCCTTCCGGATCCTCAGTCTGCTCCAGACGGTAACGCATCCCCTGGTGGCATCCGGTGAATTCCGTCTTTTTTAAATATTCCATTGATAATATATCATCACGTTGTATCATGTATTTGTCCTTTTTGGTTACTTCCGATTCCGTTACCTGAAAACTATCCTGTCTGTATTATATGGTTCACGAACTGCTCTGTTGCCACGCAGCTCCCACAATTCTGCACATGTTATATAGTATCATGTATCCGTCCCGAATGCAAAGTCAAATATGCAGGCTGATCTCCTTTTTCAGCTGCCGCATGATCTTTTTCTCCAGTCGGGAAATATAGGATTGTGAGATTCCCAACAGATTGGCCACTTCCTTCTGGGTCATCTCCTGTCCGTCCACTGTCCCCAGTCCGAACCGAAGTCTGACGATGGTCTTCTCCCGCTTGGACAATTTGCTCACGGCATTCATGAGAAGCTTCCGCTCCACCTCATTCTCTATACCGCGATAGATCACATCCTCATCCGTCCCCAGAATATCCGACAACAGCAGCTCGTTGCCGTCCCAGTCTACATTCAACGGCTCGTCAATGGAGACTTCCATTTTCGTCTTGTTATTCCGGCGCAGATACATCAGTATCTCATTTTCAATGCACCGGGAAGCATAGGTTGCCAGCTTGATATTTTTCTCCGGATTGAAGGTGTTGATGGACTTGATCAGCCCGATGGTGCCGATGGAGATCAGATCCTCCACCCCCACACCGGTGTTGTCAAATTTTTTGGCTATGTAGACCACCAGACGCAGGTTATGTTCGATCAGGATGGCTTTCGCCTCATCCTCGTATTCCGTCCCCAGATCACCGATCACCTGATTCTCCTGCTCACTGGGCAGGGGCGGCGGCAGTACCTCCGCACCACCGATATAGTGGACATCTCCTTTCCGGTGCAGCAGATAAGGCTCCCTGCGCATCATTTTAAACTGCATTTTTCCCGGTATTGCTATCTTTAAGACCATATTTACTCCTATCTGCCACATTGTGCCTTGCCGGATCGTCCGGCTCTTTTATTTTTTCCTTCTTCCTTCGTGCTTTGTTCGTCTCCTGCAACAGCGCAGGAGGTAACAGCATCGGGATCTCTTCTCCCGCGATCTCCTCACTCACTGCCAGGTATACATTTCTGTATTCTCGTTCCACACCCTGCTGTATGAGCGTCATCTGCGGCACCGGATATCCCTTAAGGATCCCGCTCTTTTTCCCTACACTGTGATAAGGAATCACCCGGAATCCAGACAGTCCCTCCGGCCACAGCCGATAAAATATCCGTGCGTCCAGCACCGATACCGGTGCTCCGCTGATAGGTTCGGTCAGGGTATTGCCGGAGTCTACCAATGCATGAATGCGCAACGGTCCCTCCGCTCCCTGTAACACAACCTCACAATAGCAGGCTTGTTCCGCTTCCTTTTTGCGCCCCCGCACAAGTATCCAGCCGGAGAATGCTCCGACTCCCAGGGTCATACCGATCCCAGGCAGATAATTTCTTCCCATTGGGAATCCCCGAAGCAGTGCCGCCAGAATGCCTCCGATCAGGAAGGTGGACAGCATCAGTTTTCGGAAATAGTTCCACAACGTCCCAAGGCTGCGAATGTGAAATGTCACATACAGCATAAGTATTGTCCCCGGCAGAAAACAAAGCAACAGCTTCCCGGCGGCTGTTCCTTTCCATAAAAAAGGAAACAGATACCAGACCGCTCCGACCACGGCTCCCGCAAGCAGCCGGTACCACGTGGCAGTGTGGCCCATGCTGTGATCCACCAGGCAAAGCAGCAGCAGATTCATCCCGAAATTGAGGAGGAACAAACTGTCTAAGTAGAGTTCATAATGCATCACACCCCTCCTTCAGAAACATTATAAAGGGTGGCATCAGCGGATTTTGTCAAATTTTCATCCGCCGGAACCTTTTTCTTTCCATCGTTTTCGACATCGTCCCTGTGGAAGTCTGCGACCGCCATCACTCCCCGGACTCCGCTGTCTCCTCCGGCTCTTCGATCTTCTCCAGTCCCAGATAGGGCAGAATATTTTCGTACAGCTGCCTTATGATCGGTGCTGCCACCTGCCCCCCGTAGTAGATGCCCTGGGGATTATTGATAATAGCAATGGCGATGACCTGGGGATCATCCGCCGGAGCGAAGCCGATAAAGGAAGATATGTAACGTCCGCTTCCTCTGGGCAGGGTCTGGCTGGTTGCAGTCTTGCCGCCGACGCGGAAGCCCTGTACCTGACCGTTTCTGCCGGAGCCTTCCGCCACTACCATTTCCAGAATGTAGCGCATGGTGGCCGAAGTCTCCTCCGAGACGATCCCCGTCTGCACCGGATAGGAAAAGGTCTCTTCCACCTCCCCGTCCCGATTCAACGCCTCGATGCCGAAATGCGGGGTGATCCGGTTGCCGCCGTTGATAATGGAGGACGCCGTGGTCAGCAGCTGGATTGCTGTGATCTGGAAAGACTGCCCGAAAGCCACGGTAGCCAGCTCCACATTTCCCATATCCTCTTTTTTATGCATGATAGTCCCAGCTTCTCCCGGCAGGTCGATGCCGGTGCGCTGTTTTAGGCCGAACTGTTCAAAATAATGGTAGTAATTGTCCACACCGAGCCGCAGGCCTACGGAAATCAATGCCGGGTTACAAGGGGTCTGGAACTACTGTCAGAGTTCGGGTTGGTGGCATATTTTTTTAACGTGCTGGCTACTCTACCACCTCCCAATAGCATTCGCTATGTTCGAACTTTTCCTTGATATAAACGATCCTGCCCTGCTCCTTTAACTGTTGGATACTGTGCCAGGTATAGCTGTAGGTGTTCCCCAGCTGCTCCGCCATCTGTGGGATCGTAATGTATTTTTCACTTCGGATCAGTTCCAGTACTTTCTCGTTGTAGGCTTTCCGGTTGCGGTCATAGATGGTTTCTTTTTTGTAGGTGAAGGAAAAGTGGAATAAACTGTAATCCGATTCCACAATGCTGTATAGTTCAAATTTACTCCGCATCAGTTCCCTGCTCATGGTGACATCCATATCCCCGTTGTTATGAATCTCTATGACCTCCACACAGCCATAGAGAATTTCCAGAATCGCCTGCTCGTTATAATTTTTGTTTTCTATGGTATCCCGGATCTGCTGTAAGCGGCGGTACTGATCCGCCAGACTCTTCTCCCCGTCTTTCTGTCCCTCTATCTTTTCTTCCAGTTCCCGAAGTTCCTTTTCCAGTCTGTCCTTGTAGATTCCAAAGTCCTCATCGGAAATCACTCCGTTCATTAACTTATGAAACAATACATCCTTATTCCGTAAAAGGAGTTCACGCTGGGTTTCCAGTGCCTTCAGTTTTTTTCCATTGTCGGAATTGCATAATGCCTTTTCAATGGTATGAATCGTATCGTTGATTAAACCGGAAGAGATATGGAAAAGGTAGGCATATTTTTCTTTCAGTGCTGCCGCCAGTTGCTTCTCTAACTCTTTCTCCGCTATCACCATGTTGTCGCAGGCGCTTCGGGTTCTCTGAAACTGCTCGCTGCATTTCCACGTGATGACTTTTTCGGAATGAAGTTTGTAGTGCATTCTGTAGTATGGCTTCTTGCAATTTGCGCAGACCAGTCGGTTACTCCATTTGTAGGTACCTGCCAGCCCCTTGCAGCACCCCATCTGGAACCGCCTTGCATCTATGATCTGAACGATCTTCTCATGGTATTCCCTGCTGACGATGGGAGGAATCACGTTTTCCTTATAGATCCAGTCCTCCTGCGGGAGTTTCACACGCTCCTTGGTGTAGAAGTTGCTGACTTCCTTATGTAAAATGCAGTCTCCATGCAACATCGGAGAGGTCAGCATTTTCTTCCATGTATTCGCTGCAATACGCACAGAGGGCATCTTGTGATACCCTGTGGTTCCCTTGCTCCGCACCCCTCGGTCATACATGATGTTGGCTAAACGGTAAAAGCCTATCCCCTGCTCCACCAGTGACAAGGCGTAGCGAAGTTCTGTGGCTTCCTTTTCGTTGACTGTCCACCAGACACGCTTGGTGTTCTCATCGATAAACTCCACATTCCGATCCCAGCCGTACAAGGGTCTGCATATATGCAGCGCCTTGGAACCTGTGGCATAGATCTGTCTGTTGCTGTGAATATCTCTGATTTTCTTGGAAGTGATCTTACTCTGCTCCGCATCCACGATGGCCTGCACAGAATATTTTATATCGTCCCTCTCATGGTCATAGATGTGGTCATCCAGATAAAAATACAGTTGAAACTTCTTTTGCAGATGCAGTTTCACAAAATTGTGCCATTCCGCCTGATCTCTGCAAAGTCTGTCCGAACATTTCACAACCACCAGATCGATCCGATCCGCCTTAATGTCCCGAATCATCCGCTGATATTCCAGACGATGCTCCGCCTCCGTGCCGGTCTCCGGCTCTATATACTGATCCACGATCGTAAGGTGATTGTCCTCCACCAGTTTCCTCGTGTATGCCACCTGCACATCCAGTGCCTCCATCTGTACCTTCTTCTCCGTAGACACCCGGTTGTAGATTGCCACCCGTGTCTGCGGCGAAAATTTTGAAAGCTCGCTCATTTCTGTTTTCCTCCTTTTTCTTTTACATACAACAACTCCACAATGTCCTCATATTCCTTCTCTGATAAACTTCCGTCCTCGTACAGTAACCGTACAATTCCACACTGCACCTCTGTTTCCTTCCGTAAGGAAACCTCCCGGTTCTTTGCTGCTCTCTTAGCGCCAGATCCAGTTGCCATTCCATCCTCCGAACGAGGTTTTTACCAGTGTATGCCATTGAAACGCTGACCTACACAAAATGCAAGATTATTTCCGCTATTTTCCGAATGTTTTTATTCTTTCATAGCAGTGCATCGTTAATTATTTAACAAGTAAATATACCTCTTAATTTATTTAATCTAGCGCGCAATACAAATGCGTTCCGTTTTCAAAAGGTGTGCTGTTACCGCTACGGGTATGGCTTCGGTGGGGACGATGTACGGTAGTTCGGAAATAAACTGTTCTGGGGTGGGGACGCTATGCGATCAGGGGGAACGCTGTGGGGAAATCGATGAACGTGTCGGGGTGAAAAGTGAAAAAAGGTCAGTGCGGAGGAAAATAAGTGACTATTGCGCTTTAGAAAACTAACAACCAGTCTGAAAATGGTCTACTACTTCCAAAAATGAGAATGTCGGGTCACATGACAGATTGGCTCCTGTGGTTCACAGTGCTTTCACCACTTGTTCGGATGGTGCTGGTGGAATCATGGAAATGCTGCGTGGAAAACTTGAAAATATTTTTCTGAAATGCTTTATTACTGTTTTTTGCTTGGTCTGCGGTTAAAAAATCACATGGTAGATGGGTGTAGGTGTTGATGGGTGGGGAAATTACTAACCAGTCGGGAAAAGGTGCTAAACGGATTTTTCAGACACTGACTTTTCTTTTTCTCCGCACACCTAACTTTTTTCAGGAATTTTCCTGTTTTTTTCACAAAAATATTTTTTATCGGAATTGCGTTTTTCTCATTTGACAGTTATTTATATTAAATTTTGAAAATTGGATTTTAATATAAAAAGATTTATGCTTGAGAAGTGTTGAAAGAAAAAAGCCATGGTACAGAAATGGAACTACTGCACCATGGCTTGCCGGGAAAGCATTGTTATGAAAGACCTCTGATCCGCTTTTTGTAAATCTGTACCAGACTGTCATAAAAGGCATCATTTGCCCTCCAGTTGCCATCGTTTGGCATCATATAAGCGGCGATCTGCATTTCGCTGCCATCGGGGAAACACAGGTAAACCAGATAAAACTGCTGTACTTTCCTCGTTAAAATCATGGGACGCAGACGCTGTTGTCTGGGAATATATACAGTGTCATCGTATCCTCTGTTGCTTGTGGTGTTCTGTGCCATCTTCTCAGTCCTCCTCTTCCGGGTAGCGTACTTTCAAGGGATCATAGGGTTCGTACCAGAACTCCCCTCTGCTCTCTATCAATACTCTGTAATAATATCGTTTGTAAACTGCCAACAGCTTTCTCTCCAGCCAGCGGTTCTGTTTCCTCGTTGCGTAGGGACTCTGCGCATAGACGATCACTGTCCGGGGATGCCTGCTGGATAATATTGCACCCAGTCCTTTGTTGCTTCGTCTGATATAAAATATTTTCTTGTCCATCTTGCTTAACTCCTTTTTTATTTTCTATTCACAATAAAGTGTTGTACCATGTAAGGGACTTTTCCTTTACAAGAGAAAACAATGTTGAAAACGAAGTTGTTGAAAGCACAGATGTTATATTATCTACTTTTTGTCTTTTGAGGTGGCATCTCTTTTGAATTTCTTGGGCTTCGGGGTAGCTGCCTGCAGTGGAGAGAAATAGTCGGAGAAGTCTGCCGCTGAGGACAGATGCGTATAAACCGTGTCCAGATTTTCATACCCGGCATTCTTCAACGCATTTGTAAGTTTCTCATCTCGCAGAGTGACAGAATAGATTTCCCCTGTGGATTCATCCACCCTCTCTCCCCGCACTCCCAAGTGGTTCCGGGTTTCATATAAGATTTTCGTTTTCTCTGTCTTTAGCCGTTCAAATGCCTGCTGGTACTCTGCCTCCTGCTCTTCCCTCCACGAAGTAATGACCTTGTCCCGTTCGATTGCCTTGGAACAGAGATAGCCATGATTGCCATGCATTTCTGCTGTGGATTCGTTCATATTACTAATTACATACTTGATCACTGTTACCATTTCATCGTTCGTTTCAATCTGCGTTATGTAGAAACTGCCATTTTTCCACAGTTTCCTCACCTCACCGGGTGCTATCGTTATGGGGAAATTGCAGATCATGTGGTAATGCCAGTTGCCGTTGCTCTGTCGGCTAAACGTTGCCACGTAGAGGAAGTGGTCATAATGATCGTTGACCCTCTGAATAAACTTCTTAAACTCCCTATGGGTAATAGACAAGTCTGAAAACTGCTTCTCAGGCTGTAAGCGACCGTCAAAGGTCAGGGTCAGCATGACCATCTTGCCTGCTTCAAAACTGTTATAAACCATTTCCTCAATAACCCGTCTGCGCTGTTTCATTCTGTTGTAGTAATTGAAATCTGCATAGTTGCTCGGAATATTTCTCTTGATCTCTTTTTTCCTGTCCGGCTTGATAGGCTGCGTGGTATACAATTCCATATTTTCGTAGGTGGTCAGCCGTGTCCGCCTGCGGCTGATCTTGATCTTCATTGCCAGTTCAATTAACTCTGCTTCCATTTTTGTGTCCTCCTGATTGCCTTCTTACTTTGAAGTATATACAAATTTATTTGATTGTCATCCTGAAAAAGTAACAAACTTTTTATGCTATTTCGTATGCGGAATAAACCTGTTTTGACTACGTGTGGAGACATGAGGAGGCACGTATCTGTGGACTGACCGTTACGGGTACGCTATACAAATTGCACAATGGGGTACAAATTTCAGGCATAAAAAAAATGCCTTTCGGCACCACACATTTTTAATTTCTGAATAATACGTTTTGGACGATTAAAATTCTAAGGTTCAGAGACTATTCCAGAAGGGTGTAGTTGGCATCGGTGGGAGGCGATGAGGTGTGGGTACACTCAAGCAACACATACAAATATTTCTGGGCAGAAGGCAACGTAATCGGTGAAGCCAGGGAAGAATTACCTTGTTCCATAATGGAGGCATGGGACTTTGATTCATTCCATCGGGTGGCATCCGATAAACCAACCGTGGCTGTGGGGGTGGAGGTGGTAAACCAATCCACTACTGTGTAGGTAGGTTCATCCTCTATCAATATCTTTCCTATCGTATCCTCCCTGGTATAGACTCCATCATTGTTGTAGGTGGAAGTTGAGGAGGTTGAGGTGTTCAAGGTGCGATAGGCTTTGATGATGGTGTAGGAACGTTGAAGGGAAGGATCCGTAAGTGATGAATCTATAACCTCCTGCGTAGGAATGTACTCGGGTGCCTTGCCTGGGGTGGAACCACAGTTCTCTGCATCCCATGTATGAGTGGCATCCGTGGTAATATTGTCATGCGCAGAAATTACCATCAACCCTACTCCATACTCCTTCACCTGTCCATCCGTCAACTTCTCCGTCGTAGAACCTGTCCATGGACGAAACCCTGCTCTCTCTCCTGCCTTTCCTGCCGTAATATACTCTGCAAAGGCTGCTGCCTTGTTCGTGTAGGATGCGAACCAGTTAGAAGTACATTCAGGAATATAGGTGGTTCTGTAATCCAATACATTCGGTAAGGTACCAAGGATGGGAGTACCAAAGTATTGACGACCAGCTGAGGAGGTGGAACCAACAGAGAAAACATAACCATTGGAATATCTCGTTGTCATTTCTCGAATAATTGAATCTTTCATATTCATTACAAGATTGGTTAATAATCTACCAACCTCTGTCGTAGACATTACAGTACCATCCTCGTTCTCAATATCCTCCCCTGCTCTAAACCATGCCAAGTACTGTTCATACTGGCTTGCATATATCAAAGCTGAGGCACTGCCAGAATTTTTTGCCGCCTCTGCTAATACCTCACCTGACAAACCTGTTATATATGCGTTTGCCTGCTCTAATGTCATGCCATCACTGGTTGAACCCGAGGAGGAAGAACCGGAAGAACCATCGGGAACACTGTATTGAAAATTGACCATTGTTTCAATGACAAGGACGTATTCATCATTTTTAAATTTTGTTGCTGCATTTGCTCCCCACGCCTCTTGTACAAAATTTACTGCATTAGAATTTCCAGCTGCATCCTTAGCGGCGAGCCATGCTTTGATTGTTGGTTCATTCGTGGTTACGTTACCATAGGAGTCACTGTTGCCAAAAGGAGGACATCCCCATGGTGCGAAACCGCTCCACGCATTCGCTGTATAGCCACCTTTTCTTGCTGTAACATGCCATGTCGTACCGTCATGCAATACACAACCAGGTGATGCTAAGGCATGACCTACTGACCCAGACACTGGTGCCCCATCTTTTGTCAATAAATAACAAAAGTAACCAGTTCGGGTGTAGGATATACCTTTCTGAATCGTTGATGTTCCTGCCGTAGAGCCTCTGCCTAAGGAGTCAATGATTGCTCCTGCCGCAGAATCCGCATGAACCGTGAGCGGATATGCTGAAAAAATAAACATCAGCAATAAACTTAGCATTGCTAATTTGAAAGATTGATACGCTTTCTTTGTTATCGTCATGCTGAACCTCCATTTCAAAAAATAATAATTAAAAAATAAAAAACTGAATATTTATAATAAAAAGGCAGAAAAAATGGACATCCCTCGGAAAAGAGATGCCCATTTGAACGTAATATTATGACTGATTATAAGGAAACATGCTTAACTAAAACTCTTCGTTCTGAATCCTTCTGTTAATTAAGTTGGCTTCTGCTTCTTGCAACGTAAATCTCATTGTTGGGGATGCTTCTACTGTTGTATCTAAGGATTTAATGGTAGATTCTATATATGCTACCTCTTCCTCCGATAAGTTATATTTTTTATATAACTGTTGGTCAATGTTTGAAATAGGCTGTGACCAGTCAATATCAGAGGTTGCAGTAAAGTCTTGATCGGGTATTAGGCTAAACCGATATGCACTAATTGCTATTAAGCCATCCTCTGCAAGGCATCTTACCAAACATCTAAATAATTTTGTCTTAATATATTTTTCTGCCGCCCTCGCTTCATCCTTGCTATCTGATGTAAACAACATTCCCCAAGAAGAAGTACACACTGTATTCGGATTAGCCAATCTTATGTTATTTATAACATTATTATCCCTCGTAAGTATCCTTCCACATAATATTTTATATTTTGGTACTAATTCAACTCTTGAAGGTACACTGTCTATACTAATATATTTACAATGTGGTTTTTTGACTTCATCCATATAGATGACTGCAATATTATGTTCAGATGATTTTGTATCATACTCATCCAGCTTATAAGCATTTTCTCCACGACCTACTTTTCCATTTGTAGTGATTCTAAATGGCTCTGAAGGATAAGTTCTAATACTAAAGTCTCCGTTTGTCCTAATTGCAGAAAATCTATTTATTATCTGCTGTTCTATTTCATTGGATGCTATAACCTTTGCCCCTTTTAGGTTTGTTACATAGTCAGCTATCACCTTTTGCCTTTTGATTTCCTTATAATGTGTCTCTCCTGCATATCCCTTCTGCATCATAAATACTGCTACTGCTGCACCAACCTTATTAAAGGTCTCTCCTGTTTCAGAATAATTTATGATTTCTGTTAACCCTGTATTAATCATGTTATCCCTAGTCATTTTCAATGTATCTGATACTAACCAGTTATTCTTGACAATCATTACAATGTTATCTGCATTTAAACTTATTGCAGAATTGATAAACTCATTGTATATTGATTTTGTGTCTTGTTGATATGGTGGATTTCCTATAATGACATCAAACCTCATATTCTTGTCTCCAAACAATTTTTGTAAATATTCCTCAAAAGTTTTTTCCGTTATCCCTATTCTACTCAAGTCTGCTTTTGCATTCTCCAATGCAACTGTTGCCTTTTGAAAAGCTTTACTATTTTCATTCTGTTTCAGTTTCTCTATTCTTAATGTTTCCCTCGATATTGTATTGAACCATGTCATTACATATTCAAGTCCTACAGGTTTCTTGCTGAAATTAATAATATTTGAAGTACCTATTAAATTCTTCTTTGTATTCTCAAATGATTTCTGTGTCAATGCAATACCATATAACTGATTATTCGTAATATACAATGCTCTTGCAATAGCTCTCTCATAGGGTGTTCCTTTATATAAATCAGAAATCATAAGCCTATTGAATATACACTTTAGATATTCTCCAGACTTACATGTCATATCTAAAAACTTAGTTTCCGGTCCCCAAACATATTTTGGTAATAAATCCAACATTTCATTGACCACTTCCAATGGTGTTTGTATTTCCGTTATTACTTCATCGTCTTTATCTACAAGTCTTTTGCCTTGATTATTTAATTCAGCTTCTGAAAAACTTAATTGAACATCCGTTTCAGCCTCTTGCTTTTTCTCCGATTTGAATATATCTTCTCGTAAAATGTATGTTACATATTCCTTTATGTACTCAACTTTGTGCTGTATTTGCTCATATTTATATCTATCAGTATCTGGTTCGTCTTTATTCAGTTTTATATCTTCTTTTATTGCTTTGAAAAAATAATTTTCAAGATGGCGCATATCATCAAAAGATAAATCCTGAAATTTTATTGCAATTACCTTATTCCACATATCCCTATAATACTCTGTGGAACTTATTTTATGTTGCCAAAGTCTTGTAAATACCGGAATTGCTTTTGTAGTATTAGAAGAACGCCCAACATATACACGTAATTTCTCATTCTCATCCTCCCCGTAAAGGAAATATATAGAATGACCTTGTATATCCAACCCTTTGTAATCTTGATTTTTAATCATAGATCTTTGAATATCAAATGCCTCTATGTTCCAATCTTTATTACTGTATCGTGTTATATCACGATATGCAGTAGGATTCATGTCTATATTATATTTTTTCTGCATAAGCTAGTATCCTCCCATGCTTCTCGTATTTTTTATTAAAACAAAAATAATTTTTTCTTTCTTCTTATTCGTAAGTAATAAATATGGACAATCATTGAAAAAATGTAAGCTTACTTAAAATAGTATAACTGTATGTATTTATAATTCAAGGATTATCATTATTCAATTTATTTACTATAATAATATTGACTTGAATTAATTTTCATATAACTGTATTCATTGTGAATTGATTGTGCTCTTGGTATCTTCACTTATTATAATACACTAAAAGCGATGCTGTGTAAGCATCGCTTTTAGTAATCATTTCTGTTGTCGGTTATTCTATCGTTGTACCTATTGCCCAAGATAGATCGGCATTATCATTTGCATGAGGTGGAACGTAGTTCGGATCTGGTGCAGCATCATTAACTGTACCGGGGTTGCCGTGGGCGGGTATGTAGGTGTCTCCACTGGTAGAAGAACCTGTACTGCCTGTGGTGCTACTGGATGTACTATTACCATCACCGTTCAGAATTTTCAGTACCAAGTCTCTATACTGAGATTCTGTAATCTTTCCAGATGTATAAGCATCTTCCACTTTCTGATATCTGTTCTCCATTGGTTCTGTAGATGCTGGATCATAAATATCTTTCGGTACCTCTGCTGTATCACTGGAAGTAGTTACCTGTGCAGGGGTGGGATCAATATAATCACCTTCATCTATCTTTGAATCTACACCAGTACTATCAATACTTGAGGTGTTATCTGTTGATTCTTCCACTGTTCCGGTGCTTTCTGTGGTGGTGTCCATGCCGGAATCATAATTACCTAACTTGTAATTGAATGTTTCCATGGTTGCATCCTGCTGTAATGCTGTGACAAGAAGTTCTACTGCTTCGGAACGGGTGATTGCTTCGTCCCATCTCGTAGTTGCGGAGATTAAACCTTTCTGGTTTGCTACTACTAATGCTTTGTATAGATCGGTAGGAAGTCCATCATCGGGATTCTGTATTGCATATTGTAACTCGTATGCTCTCCAACGATCTTTCATCTTGTCATTTTCAATGAACTTCTGCTTCGTTGCTATATCTCCACCATCCTTAGCATCTGTTAAACTGCTTTTGGAACTATTCAGATCAACTGAATTAAAATCCTCACTGAAATATCTATTTACAATTAAGTAGATGGCTTCTGCTCTGCTGATGGCTCCATTGTAAGTAAGGTTATCTAAATTCTTATTCTCCGTACTTAAGTATGCGTTGTCGTTTACTCCCTGCGCATAAATGTTATAATCAGACTTACCTACCGCCGTTGCGAAATTTTCATCTGCGGTAATCTCCTGAACAGGGGTGTCTGCTCTGTAAACCATTGCCATGAACTCATTTCTCATCAGTGAAGAATCAGGATTTGCATAGTTCGGTTCGTTATCAGGAAGCAGATTAAAATATCCATTGATTCCCATGTAAACGGCTTTCATTGTTTCATTATCTTCAATGTCTGCGTAATTTTTCAGAGAAGCATCGGCAAGAGCCGTCAGGCTGTCCTCACTCTCTAAGGACTGGACAAATGCTCTGTTGTGCATTACCACTTTTAAGGTATTGTTGTTCTCGTTGTCTCCTGCTTCGTTGACATAAAATACACCGTTTTTGCCTTCGTCCGTGCGAATAATACCTAAGGTATCATCCCAACCGCTACGAAGATCTGCATTGGTAGTAAGGGACGCTAACTCTGTCCATGACAGAGCGGTTTCCTGACCTTGCTCGTCCTCTACAAAGCCAGGTTCTATGACCTCTATCTCTATCTGGTCTCCGTTATTGATCGCCTGCAATAGTTCAGACTGGGTCATAGCTGCGCAGCCCATAAGCTGGCTTGCGATAATCACTGCTGTGAGTGTAGGAATAATAAATCTTTTTACTCTCATAAACTTTCCCGACATATAAGCAGTACCTCCTGTAAATAATGTAGAATAGTCGATGAGGATGCCTCTCGGCATCCTCATAAAAAATATAAAAATAAAAATCACTTATTATTAAATACAAGTAGAAAATCAGGCAGTAAACTTATTTCAGAATTGCTATAATAATCTCTACAATATCCATCCACTTGTTCTTCACAAAATTAATTATATCAATCGTTCTATTTATCTTGTCCTTTATCTCTTCATCCTCGTACTCCGCAAGCTTTTTAAGAACCTTCTCCATAACCCGCTTGCCCTTTTCAGTTAATTCATAGCACGGAATAAGATCTGTAGGTCCATCCAAGTACCGACTTTCAAGCTGAACATAAGCTGTATCTTTATCTTCTGGTTTAAATATTCCTATTTTTGAAAAGTATTCCAGGCTTTCCACATAGTCCTCCATTTCAATATCAAAAGAGGTATAGTCGAGTTTTGCAATTTTCTCTCCCAGTGGTAAATTCTCATAATCAGTTTCATCAAGTACTGCTACCCATACCAATGTCTTTACCTGTTCTAATGTAAGTTTCTCCATTTGTACCCTCCTGTGCTGTACTGTTACTCTAAGTACATAATTTTTACTTTTAGTAGCATTATACAACGTATAGTTGCGCTTGGCAACCTATTGTAGAGAGCAGACGGATAAACTATAAGTATGCAGTGTGCGGAGGTGATGATATGTTGGAAAACTTAGGTGCTAAACTGAAAAGTGCTCGTAATAATGCAGGACTTTCAAGGCAACAGGTTGCCGATCTGGTTGGTGTTTCCAGCAGTATCATCGGTCTTTATGAAACCGGCGAACGCCTGCCATCGGTGACAAATCTGGTAAAGCTGGCTACCCAATATAAGGTGTCAGTAGACTATCTTTTAGATATAGCCACAAGCAAGGACATCATAAGTCTTGACGGTCTATCCCCGGATCAGGTACAGGCTTTGAAACTGACTATTGAATGTTTCCGTAAGAGTTAAACGGCACTTTGCGGCAATGCTGTTTTTGCAGTATGCAATAGATTATCTATTATGCGCAGACTACGAAGAACATACGGATCGTATTCATCTTGTTCCACATTTACCTCTAATAATTGAAGCACCGTCATAGCATCTGAAAGACTGTCAGATGCTATTTTTATGTTATTTTCCATGAATAATGTCACCTCCTCTCCCGGAATGGTTTCTCCGTGGGAGAAGAATGTAACGCTGAATAAAAGGATTGGCAAGATGAAAATGGGATGCTTTGGAATGAAATTTCAATAAACCTTCACAGCGAAAAAATGGTAGAAAAGAACTTCCGAAATTTACCCGAAAATTTTATTTTTAAGTGATACCATCAGTTTTTAGACCTATGATACATAGCGAAAAGGGGACACGTAGCTGAGAATCATTCTGAAGCAGGGGAAGAAAAAAATCACTTTCCTTCAATCATAAATTGAAAAATAGAATTTTTAGAAAATGCTGGGACACATTCAATGTCTCTGGAAATGCCTGCGAAAAATCAGGGATGCTGCGTTGATGTGGTATCTACTTTAAAAATTTGATGCTATTAAATTTCTATTGAATATGCTGCAACGAGAAATTTTCAATAAACAACAAAACAGCCCACCGCATTGTTAAGGTGCGATAGGCTGTCTATGAAAATGAGGTGTTTTGGGAAATGGCTTAATTGACATCTGAGCCGTAATAATGCTTACCGGCATCGGATTCGATATTTTCTACTTCCCATTTTGAGCCGTATAAAATATCGGTTCTGTAATAATCTCTGATATTATGTCCTTTCTGGGTATCTAACTTTCCATTAATATAAATATCAAAGGTTCCCATATTATTATTGGAGTCTGTTGCAGAATATCCAAGATTCGGATATTTATATTTCGTACTCGATTCATCGGAAGCATCTACGCTGGCTTTCCATAAGTACTCGCCGTTAATATCTAAGGTAACCAGCTTTCGGAACGCCCAGAACTCTGTTACTTTATGATCCGTTACGTTGTATGTAAGGCTGGTGCACACCGTTCCATCTCTTCTGCTACTGGTTACAGTGTCGTTGTACTCCACCCGTGGTGTATATTTCCATGTTACCTGAGAACCATAGAAATAATCACCGGAGACCTCTGTAATCGGAGTGAAAGTGGCATCTGCATCGCCCAGACCATCTGCGTTCTGGTAATAAACAATTACCTGCTGTTGGTACTTCTTTCTTTCGATGCAAACATAATTATCATTCGCTTTCGTTACTTTATAATATACTGAATTTCCTTTAAATTCTTGCCTGTCAGCATATTCCCAACTGTAATACTGACCATAAATGACCAGCTTACTGTCTGCCAGTTTCCAGTCATTCGGATAATTACCATTTGTGTCCATATATTTCACAAAGGTCTGTTGTAAAAATTGTCCCAACTCTTCCCTGCAATAATGACTGCCGCAACGGCTACATTTTCTTGTATAGAAATATCCTGGACGACCAGGCACCTCATAGCCTTTCGTTCCTAATGGAACTACCACAGAACAATCATGATTTAATTTCGGAATAATCTCTGTATACTGATGACCGCAGGCGGCATCAGTCGCTGAACCGGTACAGGTGTAGGTTCTTATGCCGTCTTTTGTACAGGTGGGATTGGTTGTAATTTTAGACGTATAGGTGTGTGTATGCAAAGCTGTTATCTTAACATATCCATTTCCTAAGCGTACACCGTTTGCCATGGAACCATCGGTGAGTTTTCCAGTATTCACATATCCGGAGCCACCACCACCGCCAGATCGGTTATACCCAGATTTTCCTCCGTACCAGCCGCCACCACCTGGTCCGGCATAATACCCTCCAAGGGATGCCCCTCTACCGAACGCATAACCATCGTTTTGGGCTCCACCAGCACCCGGTATAGAATTATCTTCTCCCATACTTCCACCGTTTCCACCATTGGTTCCGCCCCCGGAACCGCCATAGCCACCACGATAAACACCTTCAGAAGAAAAACCTGCTCCGCCTCCACCTCCTGCAACAATTAGTACTTCGCTTTTATTACTGACATAATTTGCTAAAACTCCTCTATTGGTGGTCGCTATATGTGATGCACCGCCACCATAAATATTCATTTGCCCATAGGCATCATGGTTGTCTGTAGATGTGCCACCGCCATTGTATCCATTTGTACCACCTATGACTATATAAAGTACATCTCCCTCATTTAATGCTATCTTTCCACAGCCATATCCACCTAGTCCTCCGCTATTATGAGTATCATTACCACCTTGTGCGCCCCAAACTTCCAGCATATACTTACCATTATATGGAACAGTCCATGACTGAACCCCACCGGTATAACTATATGTCCACTCATTATCAGCTGCTTTTGCAGTAATTGCATTTGTAGAAAACATGAGGGCACTGGAAATTGCTGCTAATGCAAATACACCGATGCGCCTTCCCCATTTATTTTTCATTGCTGCACCTCCTTATATAACTGCCTCATTTGTCTTGGTTGCTTTTGGTTGAATGTTCTGTGTGGCTTCGTACTCTTTTACTCTTCGGTAAAAGGTGTTCGGTTTGATGCCTAAAATATTCATTGCCTGCCGTGCGTTAATCTCCGCAGCCTTCCATGAATTATAAACTGTCATAAACTCTGATTCGTTGAGTTGGATTGGCTGACGACCAAACTTAATTCCTTTCTTTTGTGCCTCTATGATACCTTCGGTCTGCCGCTTAGCTCGTTTTTCAAGTTCCTGCTGTGCCATGGTTGCATAAACCTCAATCAGAATGTTGGTTACCATGTCCATGACCCATTTATTATTGGAATCTATATCTACCAAGGTGGATGGCAGTTCCAAGATTCTGATATAAATTCCATGATTCTTGTACCATTGCAATTCTTTCTTGATACTCTCTTTGTCTCTGCCAAGACGATCCATTTCCTCAAAGACTACTTCTATCAGGTCATTCGTGGCATTGACTTTGGAAAGATGCTCCAGAATGATTTTCATTTCATTGTAATGCTCTCTGTCAAATGTCTTGCCTGTCACTTTGTCCTTAAAGATATTAGCATCGGAAATATTCGGTCTGTAATTTCTGATTGCTGTTTCCTGTCTCTCTAAGTTCTGGTCTTTACTGGAAACTCTCTCGTATGCGTAAGTTATCATAAGGTGAAACCTCCTCTCTCCTCTGAAGCTTTTAATAAAATAAATTTTTTATTTCTTCTTACCGGCAGGCAGGAATTACAGCATCTTATTGAAAATAGAAATGCTATATCAAAACAGGCGGTGCATCCACTAAACTATTTCATATCCAAAAATTTTGAAACCTGTCATAAATCATACTTTTTGACACACTTTTTTCTCCCCATTTATTTTGTTTCAAATCTCTGGTTTCACACTTTTGAAGTATTTCAATTCACATTCATACCTTTTGACGCACTATTTTTTCACAAAAACAGAAAGGCAATCCCAGTTATCGGGACTGCCTTTCTGTTTAAAGATATCAACTATCAAAATGATAATTGGTATCTCCCTAATTGCTCTATGAAATCAATCTACATCTATTGTATTTACAAGTTCTACAAATTTTTTTATTACCGGCAATTCTTTTCTCACTGGTTTTTTATAGTAGTATGGACCACATACACCATTCGCATATGATTCAAACGCATTAGCTAACCAATAAAATGTTCTTCCAAGCCAGTCATCTTGAATACATACTATTGTATAATTATATACTTCTCCACTTGATCTTGCTGTCTGTTCATACGTTCTCAACAGCATATAATAATCTTTCGATAATTTTCCTTCAATATCTACATATAATGTTGGATTAACAATCCATGATATGTCAGTTGTTTTCATTCTAAATGCCACTGTAAGGAATAATATTTCAAATGTCATGATACTACTGTCCATGATTTCTCCATCTGAAACTAAATTATGAATAATTTCTGCTTTTCTAAAAATTCTTTCTTGTGTACGCATATCTAGTCCAAGCATTATATTTCCCAAAAAGGATTCTATTTTATTCACATCGATATCTTGAAATAATTCAGTATATGTTTCATATTTATAAATATAATTTTCAGCACGTTCTATGTTTAAATAAACTTTAAATGATATAAACTTTCTAAGATATGTATCTACATCTATTTTTCCGTATATAGCCTTAATGGAATGTTCCAGTTGACTTTTATCCATAGATACAATAACAATGACATTGTCCAATCCATTGAATATATGGTGTAATCTTTCCAAAACCTTAATAGAATATGTTGGCAGGCATCTATCTAATTCATCAACAACTATAACAACTGTTTTATCATTCGCAATTTCTTGCATGCCCTTCCTCGTTTCCTCAAGAGCCTTTTTAAAACCATATAATGAATCGAAATCTTTGACTTTTTCCTTATCTGTCTTATCTAGTATCTCACTTGCAACTTCTACCAAATCTATGCCTATCTTATTTTTACACAATTCACTGGCTATTTTTTTCAATGTTGTCTTTACTGTTTCTACTGCTACTTTACCTGCATTCTCTACGTCCTTGGAAAATAAACTCAGTTCCCGATCAATTTCATCCAACATTGCCGTAATTATTGCAATTGTCGGTTCCTCATAATAATCATATTTCCAACAGTCATAATGAAATACATAATATTTATCCTCTGCTGTCTCTTCTGATTGGATGACCTTTAACTGTTCCTCAAATTTCTCCAGTACAAAAGTTTTCCCACTTCCCCACGCACCATCAATTCCAAAACAACAACCTTGTTTTTTGTCCGCAAAGCCTTCTACTAATTGAATCAATTTGTCGATAAAATCTTTTCTGTTCAGTACATCTAATTTCTCGCTCATTTGTTTTCCCTCCTACATTACCTATCGTAGCACAATGTAGAATAAACGAAAATAAATTTTTTACACAAAAAGAACCCTGCCTACAAATTGCATAGGCAGGATCCTTTGAAAATTATATATTTTTTGTTATATACTGAATAAGTCGTATTATATAACTTCTGGCTTTCTCGCATAACCAAACGAATGCACAACAGATAAACATAAAACACGCAAAATTGAATATTGACTGATTACTTAAAATCTGCATTATAAATTCTATCTCCACGTTTTCACACCTCCTGCTTACAGCATCCCAAAATATTTTAATAAAGCCAACCTGAGTAACATTTCCTCAGTGATGTACTGTACTTTTGATTCTATGAGGGGGATATCTTCCTCTCTGATACTCTGAAAATTACCTCTGCGGTCATGGCGGCAGATAAAACAATCCCCGGCTATGATCGTTTCGCTCTCCGGTATTGCCACCCTCGGTTCCAGCCCTATCAGCCACCCCTCTTCATTGCAGATCAGGTCTATCTCTTCTGTCAACGCCGTACATTCTATCAGACCTCCGACAAACGCCTGCTCTGCCTTGAGAGAATTTTCTATTTCCATGATCCCTTGCTTATCTTTCGTGTATCCATATACTTTCAT